ATGAGCCAAAGATATAAACTCACCAAAACCTTTATCGACAGCATCCCTCTTGAAGAATCTGGAAGCAAATTTTATCGCGACTCAGTAACAATCGGCTTTGGTTTAATTGCAACCAAATCTAAAACCTATTTTGTTGAAACGAGAATGCCAGATGGGCGCAATAAACGTAAGTCTATTGGTAAACACGGCGTATACACTCTTGAACAGGCCCGTACTGAAGCGAAAAAAATATTGTTAATGATGCATCAGGGTATTGATCCAGTTGCCCAGAAACGCCAATTAAAAACAGATTTTAAAAATGAAAAAGAATCTAATGAATTAATCCCAACACTTGGGAAAGCCTATGAAGTCTATAAAAGCAAAAAAAAGCTAAGTGATAGTACGATTGATGCCTATGATCGCTGCGCCAATGATTATTTTAGTGATTGGAAAGACATCAAGATTACCGAAATTACGCAGAAGATGGCGTTAAATAAGCATATGGATCTATCAGAGCGAAGTTTAGCCCAGGCTAATCTGGCAATGAAATTTTTATCTGCAGTCTACAACTTTAATGCCTCTATTCTTTATAACGATAATGACGAAAAAATTATTACAGAAAAAAGCCCGGTTGGGGTGCTTTATAAAGAGAAGAAATGGAATAAGATAAAACGCCGTAAGGGCTATATCCGTTCAGATCAGATACATGACTGGTCTCTAGCTGTATGTACCACCTGGTGGGCTGGCAACCAAAATGCAAATCATAGAGGTTATACAAATCAGGATTTCTTACTTCTCTTGATTTTAACCGGATTTCGTAGAGAAGAAGGCGAAACACTGGAATGGCCAAATGTTGATTTGAAGTATGGAACTATAAAGATTCAAGATCCTAAAAACCATGAAGATCTACTTCTTCCAATGGGTGATATGCTCTGGTACATCATGAAGGAAAGGAAGAAGTTTGCAGGCAAGAATAAATATGTTTTTGCTGGGGATACACCTGATTCACATATCGTTGATAAGCGTGAAGCTCGACATACAATAACAGAAACTACGGGTATTCAATTTACATTTCACGACTTGCGAAGAACCTTCGGCACAATCGCAAACAGTCTGGCAATTGGCAGCTATACAATCAAGAAACTTATCAACCATACCACCGAAGATGATGATAATGATGTCACAGATGGATATGTTCAGGTAACTTTTGAAGATCTGCGCAAAGCTATGAATATGATTGAAAATGTTGTGCTATCTGATATTTCCAAAGCCTTAATTAAAAATAGAATTTATTTTGAAAAAAATAAATCAGTACGGAATATCCAAGAAAAGTGGATTGAGCACAATAATAATATTTTAAAAAATGCAGTAAATAGCTAAGTATTAGTAATAAAAACTTAAAAGTCATCTTATAAATAAGATGACTTTTAAGCCTTATATATTACTGTTTAAAAGTAAATGCTTCACCCGCCTTACTGAGTAACATTGCATAATTCACAACCACATCATTCGTTGATGCATCACAATCTCGATAGGCTTGTGCAATAACACGCTTTACCTCATTAGCAGCATTATCCCATTTATTTTTATCTGTTATACCAGTAACATCAATTTCCCCTGCAAATGTAGTTTCTACATTTTTTAATTTAAACCAGTTTGGCACATCGATTTCGGCGATTTTATCTCGCACATTATCAGCTAATTTTTTTCTTCTATCTGTTGCAGGTTCTGCAGGAGATACTGAATAAGTTAGTAAAAAATCGTGACTTGACATAATAAAAACCTTTTAAGTTGCTTTTAAACCATTTAAAAGCTCTATCTTAATTTGGAATCAATTTCATTATTTCAAGTCAAATAAAAATAATTTTTCATTATTTCAATCATTTATACTATTAGTATAAATGTTTTCTAAAACCAATATTTAAATAATCTTTACAAATTTTTATTATAAATTGATGGATAATAAAAAATAAAATTATTAAATATGGAAATAAAATGTGCGCTAACTACGAACCTATAGCTCGAAGTCGAGCACAGCTACTTAATCTGCTTGAACCTACTTTCGATTACAAAGCGGATCTATATCCCGGCTACGGCGGCCCTATTCTTATCTCGACCGAGCACGGCATTGAATGGAGACCAGCCAGATTCGGTCTGGTACCAAACTGGGCGGACGATATTAAAAAAATACGCAATACTCATAATGCCCGTTCTAAAACCGTTGCATCAAAGCCAAGCTTTCGCCACGCTTGGGCAAAGAATCAATTTTGCTTAATACCAGTTGAAACTATTTTTGAGCCAAAGTATATCGATGGTAAGGCAAATTAGTACGGTATCTATCGTCAGGATGATATGCCCTTTACTGTTGCTGGTATTTATGAGTACGCCACTGTAAACGGCGAACCAGTCGTATCGATGAGCATGTTAACGATCAATGCAGACATGCATCCATTCATGAAGCAATTCCATGCGCCTGACGATGAAAAGCGCTCAATTGTCGTTATTCCGAAAGGTCGACGTAAAGACTGGCTTACATGTAGCCATGATCAAGCACTGGATTTTTTAGTTGATATGCCGCTAAACGAATACACCGCAAAGCCTAAGGAAGAAATAAGTCAAAGGTGAAACAAAAAAATCGCCTGTCGGAACAAGCGATTTTCGATTGTATTAACGTACGCTAGTTATGGTCAGCGTATAATGAAATCGGCTATTTGCAACATATCAGCAAGTATGCCGATCAGTCGCAATAACATGACTAAAATAGTCATCGTACCAATACTCCGTTAAATAAGCGTTGCTAAACGTCGTCTTCTTTTGGTACATTAAAACCATAAGTTATAAAGCTCAGCTTATTTTCCGCTTTTAAACTTCGTCGTTAGTTTGTACGGTAGAAATTACCGCTTAAAACTTACGTTTAAAAGTTGGAAACTTAGCTTCGTTAGACTTCGTCTAGCTTCGCAGTTTTATACAACGCCACTTGCTTTCGTCCTTGACCAAAATTTCGAAAGTAAGTGGCAGCCTTCTTCTAAGATTTATAAATATCTTTATATACCCTAGGTATCAAATAATTTTTACTTGATATTCAGTACAGTAAGGTATTTTGTTAAGTAGATCAATCCTTGACATTCTACTAATTTTTTTTTCATGTATTAACTGTTGAATTGACAAGGACATAGCATAACAAAGCCGTTATAAAAGGCTTATAGTTAACTCTGTGGATAAGTATAATATTGATAACTTAGAAATATCTTGGTACAGATTTTTAATAAATAAAACATAAAATGGCCTAATTTTTAAGATTAATTCAGCTTGTTTACACTGTAAGCCAATAATTTCATGATGAGCATTTTCCGACCAAATGCGCAATAGGTCACATCTGGTAGATGAACCAGAACCGCCGCTCCCCCTCTTATTTAACAAACTGGTCAGAACTCTTTAGAGTAGGATAAACCCACATGCCTTTATTTAAATTAACAAACGAACAGCTTGCACAGATACTTATTCCAAAACGATTTGTGCCTGAGAAGCCGCCAGAATTTGAAGGCAAAAACATGGTATATGTTTTTGATAGTGAAGAAAGTTTGAATTAACTTATGATGAGCTGGTTGAAATAATTGGAAAGGCTAGATTGGCTGGCCCCCAACTAATACCAATTGTGGGAACTGTAGATTAACGACTTAAGAGGGATCTGGAAATGGAAAGATATCAAGTTTGTTTTTATAGTGATGATCAGAATTTAGAGGTTTTTAAAAGTGGGATATTTTTAGCATCCTGTAAAGCTGAAGCATTGTCAAACGCCAAGTATAAATGGGAGGTTGCTAATCCTATGCTCTATACGATACTTTGCCTGTCCAGTCCTACTGGTTAAACTAGAATCTCTTTCAATGTAATAAAATGCCAATCCCTAAAAATTGGCATTTTTTATGGTTTACATATTTTTCAACAACTTAGGTTGTCGACCGTTCACCAGGATCTCAGCTGCAGATCTTGTGGCCAAAAAAATTACTTGGAAGAAAATGCCAATTAAGTGGCTTATGGTTATTATAGACTTTATGGTTAATATACAGACCTGTCTGCATTTATTTGATAATATGCCCCATGAACTTCATACCATCGTAATTCATTATGCCAGAACGATATATTGTTGTAGGCTGCCCTACAACAGGTGGCGGAAAAGTCATGACGGGTAATAGAAACTTTTTAATCAAAGGAAAACCTATCGCTTGCATTGGGGACGAAGCAACATGCCCCCTTCATAATACAATAGCATCTATTTCTACTGGCGACCCAACCTATCATATTGGCGGCAGCCCTATTGCGCGCGTCGGTGATTCACTCTCATGCGGTTGTAAGTTATTACAAACAGAAGAAGCTTAACTATAAAGTGAAACATGTAATGTAATTAAAAGAACGAAAAAATAACAATGTAAATTGTCTATATTATCCATCATTCAACACGTGATTAATTTGAACCCCATTAATCACTTTTTCACGTTATTGTGAGGACCACTGCTCGAGTGGTCTTTTTTTTTATAAAAATAAGGATTTCTTTATATACAGACAACCCTGTATACATAAAACATATAAAAGAACATCTATAAATTACAATGTAAACATTCTATTCAATTAATTATTATTTACGTGATTAAGAATGAATCCCATTATTCTACTAATCATAAAATTACGACTTTAAAACCAATTAATTTGAGGGTTTACGCATGAAAAAAGTACTTTTAACGGTTGCAACTCTATTAGCAGTTTCTACTGGTGCTATGGCAGCTGATTTTACACCTAAATCTGAAACAGGCTTCATTGGAGGCCATGGTTGTGGCTTTGTAGGTTGCGGACCGCGTTAATATTAAACAACCTCATCACAGCCTGTAAAAGCCCTCATCAGAGGGCTTTTACACATATTCCCACCTGAATATTATTATTGATCGTATGCGCCGTGCACCCGGTTATAATCCCCGCGCATGACATTGATAAAATGATTATTTTAAAAATAGCTCACGCTCCACTTTACGTCTGCGAACGAGACCATTTAAGACCTGTCCTTTTGATTTATTCCATACCAGAAACTGATCCGCAGCACCCCGGTAATTCCCGGCATTAAGCATTTTCAAAAGTGTTGAAGATGTAAAATTTCCTTCACCGATGTTGTAAGTCAGACTCACCAGCGCATCAAATTGATTTTGTGTAAGCGGTACACCAACAGATCCATTAACTGCCCGCTCGAAGCGTTTTAAATCATGAGTAAAGTACGCTTTGGCCTGGGCTTCAGTACATTTATCCCCTTGTTTAACCCGGGTGCCGGTCGGGTAAACGGTGGTACCAAAACCAATCGTCCAAACGTTTGCTGGGCAGAGATACGCTGTTAATTTTAAGTCTTCAAAACTGGTAATCAAATTGATGCCCACTGGGCTGGTTGTCATGCTCTTATTGCCCGGGCTTTGGCCTTGGAACTCATCAAGGAGTTCATTAAATCTGTCAACTTGATGCTGGGTCAATTTACCACCCAGTAAGGCACGTGCTTCGATAAAAAATGGTGTTCTATCCATTTTGATTTCCTTTTGATAATAAAAAACCGCCTTGCGGCGGTGACGTAATTTCTGTTTCATTGTTTATTTCTGGTTGTCTTTACTAAATCTTTTGACGATCTCCTCTCTTACATAGTTGGTACCCATATAACCGATAAAAGCCCCTAAACCTACAGCAAAGCTTTGGGGGAGCTGTAGCCATCCAAGAATTGAAGAGGCTCCCAGGGTTAATCCACTACACATGAATGCTTCAGCTAGATCCGCTTTACCATTCTTCTGGGCAGTCCGGAACAGAGCCATTAAAAATGCCAGGATGAAGCCAATAAGGGTTTCGCCGTACTCAGTTAAAAACAAAGTAAAATTATCCAAAAAGTTATCCATACCCTTTCCTAGAGACGAAAAAAAACACCCCTATGGGTGTCTGTCTATTACAGTTAAAATAAATGTTCATAAATCGTGGTGTTAAAAAACTACCGCTTCAACCTCCTCAATCGTCATAGCTTCATTCACTTTTTGACGTGCAATGCGCCCCCGTTCATGGCACTCTGAAATATGGGCCGTCATTGCCTTTAAGAGCTCTTGAAACTGTTCTGGTGAGAGCAATACCACCTCATCGCTTTGTGTCGTCCATTCCACATCCAGATCGCTATTGCTTGCGACTGTAATGCGGGTCTGGGATTGAATGTCTGAATCATAAATATGGCCGTTATAGGTGAACCCGCCATATTCTACTGAATCCCTTTCCCGCTTTATTTCCTCCCATTTCTGCGCCTTCACATTGCTGAGTGATCTTGTATCTACCCAATCATGCTGTGCGTAATCAAACGTATGATAAGAAGTGGGCCGCTCTGGCAGTTCCACCCATCCATCCTTGTAATACATGTTCAAATTCAAGTGTGGTGGATCTGCTACGGCCCGGCAGCCGGCTGGTGTATTCAATTGCACCGTTTCTTCATTGGCATGAATAATCTGAATGATCTGGCCAACCTCGTTAATAATTGCTGTCATTTTTTCAGCTCCATTAGACTCATGCGAATATCATTTAATTCAAATGCAGCATTCTGGCTGGTTAATGCCACTTTCCCTCCTTTTTTCCGACTGCCCAGATAACCAAAACCAAATCTAAGACTGTAGGTAACTTCACCCACATCGCCGGTACTATCGATAATTGAAACCAGAGACACGCCCCCAGAAAACAATACCGGCCCATCTCCCACCGTGTTGACCGGCGCAATATTTGTATGGCCAATCAGTACACCATCCTTATAAATTGCGACAATCATACGCATGTTATAGCGCTCAGCTGCAGGCAGAGCACTGTTATTCCCTTCCAGTGCCCAAAGGCTTGATCCAACGTTTTCTTTAAAGATAAAACTTGCATCAAGCCTTACCTTGCCGCCTGATTTATTAAACTTAATGCTTCCCAGTTCCCCGAAGAAATCCACCCACTCATTGAACTGATCCCAGTAATCCGTGTTTTTTGGCCAAAGTGGGCCATTAGGACAAACTTTATTGGCGAAGTTAACTCCGACTGGTACCGTCACTGCATTATCTTTAATCTTGATCGTGTCTACTTGCAAATCGCCGATTTTTGCATTATCGATTGCTGCGTCCTGGATCTTTGCGTTAGTAATAGCGCCATCTTGAATATGTGCATTCTTGATTGTGGCCTGAGCAATATATGCCGCATCAATCCACGTACCAGCTGGATATAAAGTTCCGTTAATTTCACGCGGTTCAGTCAAAATAATAAAAGGCTTTCTTCCATCGTCTGGTGATTCAAAATAGATCTGATCAGCCTTAAATCCAATCATTGAGTTAACCTTGCCGTCCTTTAGCTCAGAGACCATTCCCCAGCCGGAAACCATGCCATTATTGTCCACGGTAACTGATTTAACCGCTTTAACACCGTCAATCACTGTGGATTGTTCATTGATTCTTACACTGAGCTTGCCTACATCAGAGTCCGGAACCATCTCAGCATTATATTTAATAGGCTTAACCGTCATCCCTTCAACGGTATAAGGCTCTGTTCTCACTGTAGGGGTAAGTTTTGGGTCACAGATAAATCTGTAAAGTGCACCGCCCCGTAAGTAAATGACTTCTTCAGAGCTTCTAACCATCTGCTCTGGACCAAGTACCGGCGACCAACCAGTCCATGCATATTGAGATGAAAAAATCTTCCGGTCTGTATTATTGGCACCCCAGCCATCTGCTGCGACCTCCCATGTCAGTTCAACAGAGAAAGTTTTACTTGCATGAGTTGACCAATAAACAGGGTTGACGCCTTCAAACTCTGTTAAGTAGCGAATAAGCGTGAATCTATGCCGTTTATTCCCCGCCGGCGGCAGCCAGGTGGTTACAGGATAATATGTTTCATTATCGAGTTTGGTTAGATCTAGAATGATTGTTTTGCCTTGTGCCTGCTCAATCTTCTCATCTGTCGTTTTATTAACTTTAGATTCTAAAGTTGTAGAAGCAGAGGCAATGGCCGAATTGGCTTCTGCCTTGGTGTAATAGTTGTTCGCAATATTGGCATTCGTTGCCCCCATTTGCGCCTGAAGGTTATTGATCTGTGTAGCTTGTGCTGTCAGCTTTCCGTCGACTTTTTTTACTTCAGCCTGGGTTGCCTGATTCGCTGCAGCATTCGCTTCAACAGCTTCTTTTACTTCCTGTGGATTTGGACTCCATGCAGAAGCAATAGTCGCTTCCTCAAGCATTAAGCTACGCACTGAGAACCAGTCACCAGCCTTAGCACCACCAAACCCTAACAGAATGCCAGCACTATTCGTTGTCTCGGACTCCCAGGTAAAGGTAATCGTTCGTTGAATAGAACCACCCGCACCAAAAGTCATACTTGGCAGACGCACATTGCCATTCTTTTGATCCACAATATAGTTGTAGTTCAGTACCGGCATAGTGCCTTGGCCAAGGAAAGATAAGGTATAGGTTTTGCCTTTGGTTAACTTGGTCAATTGCAATTGAACCGGCGTCATGATACCCATGGTATTTTGGCCATTGTAATCAACGCGCACCATATCTGTTGGATCTTCAGAGATCCAACTTAAGCGCGCATTTGCATTGGCACTTACAAATGCAATTAACCCTCTATTATTTGACCCATAAATCAAGTTAGTACCACCAATATTCAGACTTGCCTTGAAAGACGTAATCCCTTCGGCAATTGCTTTATTGGTCTCGGTCTTGGTTGAATATTGGTTTAATGCTGCAGCATCCGCTTTCTGTGCCACTTGGCCCTCAACCGATGCTACCTGTCCCTTGACTTCAGTTATCGCGGAACTATTGGTCTTAACCCGCCCATCAATCAGAGTGACTTCATTTTTTAGGGCATTGTGTGCGGAGCTATCGGCTTTGGTATTTAATCCCTGATCCAGTTTTGCTTTAAGATCGGTAATCGAGTTACCGTTGAGCTGAATATCTTTACCCTGTTGCACCACCTGATTTTTGAGAGAATTCATGGCTGAGCTATCAGCTTTTGTTGATAGCGCCTCCTCACTCTTGCCTACGCGATTCTCAAGCCGGGTTACGTTACTACTCACCGAATCAACGCGATCTTCGACTGCAGTTACGCTGGCCCGCGTGTCTGTAATCGCCTTGGCATTGGCATCTAAAGAGGATTTGACTTCAACCGGATTGGGTGACCACGTGGATGAGGCTTTTGTTGCTTCTTCAAGCATCAGGCTACGCACTGAAAACCAGTCACCGGCCTTGGCTCCGCCAAATCCTAACAGCACACCTGCAGCAGTTGTCGTTTCACCAGTCCACTCAAACGCAATTGTCCGCTGGGTAGATCCGCCCGGGCCTAACGGCAAGGTATCCAGACGGACATTGGCATCACCTTCAATGATGATGTAGTTATAGTTCAAGACAGGCATGGTGCCTTGGCCAAGGAAGGACAAGATATACTTTCGGCCTTTGATCAGCGTGGTTTTACGCAATTCACGTGAGGTAATAACGCCCATCGTGTTCTGGCCATTGTAATCAACCCGTACCATTTCTGTCGGATCTGCATCAGACCAAGATAACCGGGCATTTGCCGCTGCCGAGGTATAAGCGATTAAACCCCGGTTGTCGGTTCCATAGAGTAAATTGGTACCACCGAGTTTAAGATTGACATCATAAGCGTTAATACGTTCAGCAATCGCATTGTCTGTTTCAACCGTGGTCGAATATTTGTCAATTACCGAGGCATCCAGCTTCTTATCCAGTCCTTTTTCAGTCGTACTTAAACGGCCCCCTAGATTCGTAATCGCGCTGGTATTTGCCGACACCCGGCCATCAACACTATTCACCTTACTATCAAGGGCATTATGCGCCGAGCTATCTACTTTTTTAGTGACGTTGTTCTTGGTGACTTCAAGATCATTTTGAAGCTTGATCATGCTTGTTGACTGAGATTCAAGCTTATCTTCAGTTTTTGAAACACGGATTGTAATCGCAGAAATACCAGCGGCATTTGCCTCTTCAATCGCGGTTCGCTTGGTAATCGTCAGGTCAGTAAATGCTGTCGTTGAGCCGGCACCATCGTGATAAAAAAACGGCTGAATAAATGCGGTATTGACCGGTGCAGTGACTGTAGCAGTTTTATAGCCAGTCCCATCACTAAACAGGAAGCTGATACCGTTAAATCCTAGTGATGTCATGTCTTTATTCCAGAACCGAAGTCCTACAATACCTACACGTCCAGACGTAACAGTTGTTCCGGTAAAGTCACAGAAGGCTTTTAAATCGAATACATCTCCTGCTTGTGCCGGCTGGATATTTTCCTCCCAATTATAAGTACCAGGACGGCCAGTGATACCCTTCTTGTATGTTGGGTGTGTCGTAATATCAATTACCCGGATTTGAGTTCCTTGCCATGATTTCCGCTCACCCTCTTCAAAAATTGAAGTTTTAATCACGTTATTTGGTTTGTCGGCAATCGAGCCTTGAAGTTTGGTAATGTTGCTTGCATTGGCATTGGCCTGATCAACCGCCGAATTCGCTGTGGTTTGTGCTGAAGCTGCATTTTTAAGGGCTGTGCCTGCTTTGGTGTCAACTTCCGTGATTTTTCCCTCTACACGGATAATAGCGGAACTATTGGTTGAGACCTTGCCATCGATTTCCTTAACTTCGTTTTTTAGGCCGTTAAATGCTGTGCTATCGGCTTTGGTACCAATCAAGGACTCGCCTCGATACAACTCAACCCAGTGCAGTGTTGTTTTTGTTGATGCTACGGCTGTACCGTTTTGCAAGAAGTAAAGCCGGAACGAACTGAATGTTTTATCATTCGGCATTCTTGTGGTGACTTCAAAAGTCTGGTCATTTCCTTGCTTAAATAATAATGGCGTGCCGAGACGTTGAGAGGCATCCAGATATAGGGCTAAGCCCTGATTAGCGGCCAATTCATTGGGATGCTCAAAAGACAGTTTTCCGCGAACGGTGATTGAATCGCCCTGCTTTAGATTTAACGGCCCTTTGGTTGCAACGATAGCTTGTTGATATACCGCACCGGTGACCACCTGGTCTTTGTTTTCAACCAGTAAGTTGTCACGCTGCAGTGTATCAATAGAGTTTTTTAACTCATTCAGTGAGCTACCGTGGCTTGTTAAAGTCTTGTCATGTTGCTCTACGGTTGATTTAATCGCTGAAACAGCTGAACTATCGGCCTTTTTAGACACATCATTTTTTACTACAGACATGTCATTCTTTAAACCGATAATAGAGCTTGAGTTGGACGTTACCCGGCCTTCCAGCTTTTTAACCTCACTTTGAGTGCTTTGGATTGCTGAAGCATTGGCGTCTAAAGAAGATTGGATCTCTTTTGGGTTTGGACTCCAGGATGAGGGTTTTGTGGCCTCCTCAAGCATGATTCCACGAACATTAAACCAGTCACCGGCTTTACCTGAGGCTGCCAGCAAAATACCCGTAGTCGAAGTAGTAGGCTCAGTCCATGTAAATGTTAAACTTCTGAGATTGTTATTACCCGCGCCTAAAGGGATATTCGGTAATCGAAAGTTGGTGCCGCCCTCTACAATGATATAGTTATAGTTCAACAGCGGCATCGTACCCTGGCCAAGGAATGACAATGTATAGGTTTTGCCGGTGATCAATTGCGTTTGACGTAACTCACGTGGGGTAATCAGCCCCATGATCGGCAATGATTTAAAATCTACACGGGCCAAACGTGTCGGATATGCATCAAAATAACGAATTGTAGAGTCAGCACCAGTGGCAATGTATGGGATGAATACATCAGAATCCGTACCATAAGCCATATTGGTACCGCCCAGGCTTAACGATGCGTTATATGCATTGATACGCTCAGCAATCGCATTGTCTGTTTCAACCGTGGTCGAATATTTTTCAATTACCGAGGCATCCAGCTTTTTGGCCATCCCCTTTTCAGTAGCCGAAACCCGGCCATCCAGCGCCGTGGTTTTTGAGGCTTGAGCACTGATATTATTGGCATTGACTGTAATCTGGTTTTGTACTGACGCAAGTGTATTGTTGGTACTGGCTTTATAAGTCTCAATATTTTTTAATAAAGACGCATCTTCATTTTTACGCTCGCTTCTTTCGACCGTTAAACCGTCTTCCAGCTTTGAAACTGCGCTGATCCGGGCATCACTTTCAGCCTTGACTGCAATTCTCCGGTCATTTACCTCTTGTGTAACGGCCTTGGATACAGACGAAATGGATTTATTAATTTCATCTGCTTTGCTGTTAATTGCCTTTTCGCGTGCAATGGCTTCTTTCTGGGCAGCTTCTGTCAATGCCTTGGTATTTCTTTGTACTTCGGCGGCAATGGCATCTGCACGGGCTTTCGACTCTGCAGCGTCAGCTTCTGCACGTGCTTTTGATTCTGCAGCAATTGATTGGGCATTTTTATTAATCTGTTCTAATTGCTCTTTGGTCTTCGGATCAAATACGCCCTCGCCAATTTCTCCCTCAATAATTTTTAAAATCTCTTCCGGATCTGCCGAGGTTGTTCCTTCCACCCATTGCGACCACGCACCAATATTACCGATCCGGTCAATTAAGCGGCCACGGTAATGTTGAGTTAAGTTACCTTGCAGTCCCTGAATTGTGGTTGTAGACGTTGGGTAGGCAAATAAGCCCAGTTGAGTAATATTGCTTTTCCCATCTGGTGAAACTTCGATTTCTGTATACGCTGTATCAAGCGCACCAGTTTTCGGAAATGACCAATCAAGCTGCATACCGAACAAGATGCCAGTGGCTTTAATGGTTGCAAGCTTCGGTGGTAATCCCTGTTTGCCATTCAATTCCGTCAAAACTGAATACACTGGGAGTGACGGAACCTCAAAAGCGGAGATTGCGGTTACCCGCGCCTGATAGTTACCCGCATATACACCAGGAACCTCTACAGAGTTATTACCAGTGTTCGGCAACTTGAGCCACGAACCATCATTTTTACGCCACTCGATTTGATATTTCACCGCACCTTTGGCTTGTGGCCATGCAATCACCATGGTGGTCACAGTTAAACCTTGTTCAACCCGGTTGAGCTGGCTGATCTCTACATTGGCAACCGGTTCTTGAGTGGTCGGGTTAATGATGGAATTGGGAATATCTTCAAAGTAAGTGCCGTTATCGATCTCTTGAAATTTGGTCGGGCTGTGTTGTAGCGCAGTAATCGTAAATTGGTGCTTTTCTTCCGGAGAAATTGAAATGACCCGGAACTTCATGGTGGCCAGATCCTTGGCATCCAGAACCCAGACATTTTGTGCAGCAATATTTTTAAAGGCTTCCGTAACGGTAATCAAACGGCCTTTCGCGGACTGGACAATACGCGTCTGTGCTTTCCCGTCTTCACCATTTACAACCAGCTTGTCGCCGGCTTTTACAACCACCTTGTCTCGATCAAGCGTCACGCTTTTTTGGTCTTTTGAAACTGCAGCGACACGTCCACCGTTTGCCCGGCCGGCGAAGAGCTCATCCGAAATTTCGATGATGCGCCCAGGTGCCGGTAGATGACCATCTAAACCGACTTTAAAAGTGACAGTGCGGGTTTCTACCTGCTCTGATTTTAAAGCCCAAAGCCCCGCCCGTTGCGCCTGTCCACGTGAAGTACAGCCCCATGCATCAAGATCCAGAATGCGTACCTGCCCCATTTCCGCAATCGCATTTTCATCCCGGACATATTCATATTCAGTTTTATAATGATTGGCCGGGTTATCCCATGCAACCTTCACGACATTGTGCCGGTCACGTGCGCGGGTGCCCGTATACTCAAAAACCCCATCGATGACATTGGCACGGCTATAAGCAAAATACGTGTCTTGTGGAATGTCAGCGTCACACACGATACTATTCCCGTCCCAGTACGAAATAGCTCTGAATACACCGGCTAATTTGCTTAAAATCGAATAGGCATCTTCAGCATTCTGCAAATACACATTACACGTAAAACGCGGCTCCTCACCACCCTGGCCATCAGAAACGAGCTGATCACAGTACTGGGCCAAACGATAGATAGACCACTTGTCAATCATGAATGGGGTTAAGCGGTCGCCTAAACCATAACGGTCATTCAAACAGATATCGTAATAAATCCATGCCGGGTTATTGGTATATGCTTCAATGAAGGTTCCGTCCCAGATCCCGTTATACTTACGGGATACCGCGTTGTAATTTGAAGGGACTTTAATGATGCGCCCCTTGGTATCAGCCGAAAACTTGGCAACATTGCTAAAGGTCTCGGCATCATACTGAAGGCCCAATAATGCTGTATTCGGATAGCGGAGCTTTACATCGATAACTTCGGTAATTGCGGATACATACATTTTGTCGCTGACATCATCAGCATTGCGGTTCGGTGTAATTCTTCTTACCCGTACCTGCCACCCTTTATCAGCTCTAGGGAGATCTACACGGTGTGCACGCTCATAGTTCGCAGATGTTTTATCTGAAATTTTTGTTTTTAAGACTTCTGTCCATGCTCCACCATCAACTTGCACATCCAAGGCATATTCAATGGTGTATCCGTCTACATCACCATTGCTCATGTTCTGGTTAAACAATGGCCCCCATTTAAGTCTTACACGTACAGCATCAAGCTCCAGATTCTTGAATGCTTTAACCCATGGGGTTTTATCAGTGAGCTCAACATCGATAGCGGTTTCACTTTCAACGGCAGGAAAGCCTTCGATATATGTCTGGTCATTGGTACCCGGCCGGTAATCGACTTTGATGTCACTAAAGTTCTCTTTATTGTTGGCATCTAAAAGCGGTGTACCTTCAAGATAGATGGATTGATTTCCGTTGGCCAGCCCCGCAATCTCACCTTCAGACAGACCGTATAAAATTTTAATGTAGGTTTTAGACTGGGCCGAGTCCCGGGCAATTTTAGGCTTGCGAGCTTGTTTGCTTCCTTTCTTCTCGCCTTTAATGATGGTCATATAAAATAAATCTCTCGCACAAAAAAACCGGCTTAAAGCCGGTTCATTACAACTAATTGTTTTACATCTGGTCTTCAGGGAACTGTCCTGCACTTACAATAAATCCGCCGATCTCACGCTGGCCGTAGAGAACCGGAACCGGGTTACCCTGAGCAACCGTAGTCACGGCCCCACCGAAGCCTTTATTGGCCCGGTTCCCGTCTTGGTTTTGATTTTCATTGTCGATTTTAGGCATCAGCATTTGCGCGACACCTCCAACGATCATCCCTATACCTGTACCAACTAAGCTTGCCCCCCAAGCTTGTCCGTAAGCCATAGCGACCGCGCCAACTACAACAAGCACCACGCCTAAGATTGTCTGGAATACGCCACCACCACCTGCACCTATAATTCTTGGAACGATATGAATTACTTTTGATTCTGTATGCATTTCGACTTGTTCAATGCCGATATTATTTCCATTGATTGTCCGCTTGGTATCCGGATCATAAAATGATGATTTTTTTTTGCCCCTTTTTGCGATACCAAGATCTTTACCATCTAAGAAAATGGCAAATTCCATACCTTGGTGATGAGCGTTCATCATGAAATGCTCAAAACCCGGCACCTGGACACATAGGGCACGTACCGCTTCTTTAGTGCTTGAAACGTCAAGCTTAAAGACTTTACCGAATTTCTTTCCCAGTACACCGTATAATTTGATTGTTTTGAGCATTCCCTTCTCCTTAAGCTTCGTCAGGCGCAGGTAATTCCTGAATAGGGGCAGTTTCTAAAAGAATTGAATAACCTGTTTTTTTATCAAAAGTTAAAGATAGCTTTTCCACGTCGAGATTGTCGTTAAATCTTAAAGATTTCAACTGACCATCAAACCAGTTGATGAGATTTGCTTCGGTGATTGATACGCTTTTAGGGACTGAATTTGTCATACTATTTACTCCAAAGTTATGCCTTGCGGCGGTTTTTTCATCGGATTGATGAATCGTTTAAATATCGCGATGTCTTAAAATTTTGACGGTTCTATCGAGCCATTGTTTGCCATAGATTTCGCGCACGGATTTACGGCCATACGGGTGATGCAGAATCAATGAATTGCCAAAGCACGGATCGGTTTCTTCAGATTTCAAATCCCAATGATCACCCAGCCAAAGTACAGCGTGATTCGGGTGTTCAGTTCGTCCAACACGGCAAATAATCATGTCGCCATACTGTGGACTATCGACTTCGTAAAAGCCTGCTTTTTGATAGTTTTCAAGATAAAGTGATGCGTGCTCTGGATCTTCCCACCACGCGTCCGCACGCTCAAAATCAATCAAGTTGATTCCAAGCTCACGTTCGTAAAAATCCTGAATAAGTGAGTAACAATCTTGCCATCCATGAAAATAATTACGCCCCAATAAAGGGGCGCGATATCCATAGGGTTTGTACACTTCAAAATCTAAATCAGGATATGAGCAAATGACCCACGGCTTTTCATGCAATTCAATTTGCTTTAAATCTAGCTCCGATGCAGTCGTGGTACCATCAGGGTGGCTGTGCACGTAAGCTGTAATCTCGCCTTTGTCTTCGGCTGCGGCCAGATCCACTGGATCAATCTCAAATTGATCATTAGATTTAGCAATGTTGCGACAAGGAATGTATTCTCGATTAACAATAACGCCGCAGCACTCTGACGGGTAACTATCCTTCGCATGTAATGCAATTGCTTTCTTAATTTTTAAAGTCAGTCTCATATTCATCACATTAAGTTAGATGCAGGGAAACCGCAGAAAGGTAAAGGTGAATTTTCACCGAAACGAAGGCGACAAGCTTTTAAACGCCCAGAGCAACGATCCAAAGCAGGATCTGTAGTAGGCTCATCTTTATCCGTATAAAATTTTGTACCGATGTATCCGCAAACTTCACCACGATAACGGCCTTTACAGGCTTCATCACAAAGTGAGGTAATCTGACGCGCTGGAATACGCAAACCTTCAAAATCTATCGGGTTTGATAATTCAAAAACGACTTGCATCGGGTTTTCAGAAATCTTTTGCTCGATATACCAATGCTGCTCTTTTGATTCATTTGAAGCTGTGGGATTGCCGTCCGGAAAGTTTGCAGCGTCCAGATATTTAGCAAGCGTTGTAATGACTTTGAGCTTTGCTCCAGCAAAATCACCATATTGCAGACAGTAGGCTGAAATAGCACCTTGGATTCCATTGATATTATTTGCAATGGTTAATATAGGCGCTGAAGCACGTCCATCAGAGCGCATTTCCATCCCTTTTGCTTCAATTGAAATCGGTTCATATACTTGACCTTGCCAAATTATGTTAGGTCTCCATTCTTCGCCATTGCGCTGAGCCATTAGGCCATGAAAACGCAAAACTCCAATACCAAAATGTGAAGCATCCAGCTCGAATAAAGAGATTAATCCATCAACCTCCAGTTTTTGAAAATCACTTGTTAATGCCATTCTTTACTCACAAAAAAAGCCCCATCCAGGGCTTAAATGAAATAATGATTAAGGGTGGAAAACCTGCTTAAAAGTTGTTGAGATTTGCCACACATCACCGCCCAGTTGCATATGGTTATAATTGACATCCGTTTTCACGCGCACTTGCCCATCAAGGGGTGAGTTCCATAAAAATGACTCACTACCACGGTGCTTATCAAAGAACGCCTTAATCGCTAAAATTTCGCTTTTATAAGCCGTCCGCTGGTACTTCCATTCACCCTTGATGTTGTTGATGCCGACTGAGGTATTCTGCTCATAACCATCACCAAAGGATGTGTTTAAAACTTTAAAATTCTGGGTTTGAGAATTACCGTTTAAGTCACACTCCCAGTTGAAAACCAAATTACTCATATTTTTCTCAGGCACAAAAAAAGCTCACCAAATTGATGAGCTTTAATACTTACATGATCAAACTAAAGTACGACCACACTAATAAAACTATACCTTAGTTTTCAGGAAAATGAAAACTCGGTTTTTTAGAATGCAACTGACGTTCTTTCATCTCAACCAGACTGGAATAATTAAACGGCTGGGCAAAATTACACAGATCTTTTTTGCTCCCCTGATTTGACTGCAGTTTTTTATAACCGAAATCACCAAAATCATGTTGAGCAGTCATATCACCAAATTTGCGTAAGTTAACCGAAGCATCCATCATGGGGAGTTTTAACTCAATCAAGGTCAGGCTATTTGTATCAGCCGCCATATTTAATGCTTCGCTTAATTGCCCTTCTGTTTCCACGACAACGCTACGATATTGCTCGCCTTCATTAAACACTGGCACAATTTCGGTATATTTCCAATTTTGGATATTATTATAAGATGAGTTCTCACCTAAAATTAGCCGCTCAATGGTATAACCTCCATTATTTACTACAAAAATTATAGGTTTAAGCTTATGACGGATAATTGTAGAAAGCTCTTGAACAGTGAGCTGAATTGCGCCATCGCCAATAAATAAAATATGACGTCGTTCTGGTTGGGCCAGAAGGCTTCCCAACATAGCCGGTAGTGTAAAACCTATCGCCCCCCATTGGGTCTGCGAAATAAAATCAGCTGTTGCTGGTAATTGCATTGCTGCCAAAGCTGAACTTGAAGTTCCTATTTCAGCAATAATGACATCATGAGGCTTAAAAAAACGTTCTATATATTTCCATAGAACAGCTTGAGACAAACTCTCATCTTCAATGATCTTCTCAAACTTTGCCTTCGACTTTTCCAATTTGAATGGTGCAGTGGGAGATAGCTTTAAACGATGTTGAAGTTTTTCAAAGAGCTGTGTCATTCCCACGCCTGGAAAATTGCGATTTTCTATACTTAGATCATGTTGAGATATTTCAATAAAGTTTTCTTTAGGAAGTTGGTGGGTAAATAAACATGTACTGGCATCACTAAGGCGCACACCAACACCAATTAGACAATCTGATTGCTCAATAATTTTTCGAGTTTCAGGCTGACTAAGGTGCCCCATATAGGTACCTGCATATTGAGGTAGCGATTCATCCATCACATTCTTTGCTGAACATAAACAAGCATACGGAATATTATGATGTATAGCTATCTGCGTTAAAATTGGACTCACCCCAAAAATTTTCGCAGCTTCATCAATTAAAAAAGCTGGTCGATTTGCTTTTGACAGAGCTTTACATATCTGTTCTGTTGCAATATCTAATAGCTCTGGATCACTTAAAGGTAAGTTTAGGTTTAATGGTTCTGGATTTACTCTAATTTTAATATGAGTTATATCAGAAGGTATTTGTATATATACAGGTCGTCTTTCAATAATGCATTGTCGTAAAACACGATCAATCTCAAGCGCAGCATTGGCTGGTGTTAAACGAGTTTGAGCAACTGTAAATTCCTTCATACAGTTCATAACATTTTCATAATTCCCATCCAATAGAGTGTGATGACTTATGATTCTTTTATTGACGATATGTAAGGGAGGAATACCCGATAGATGAACAATCGGTACATTATGGGCATATGCCCCTGCAATCCCATTTATTGCACTTAAATCCCCAACACCATAAGCAGTAACTAAAGCAGAAAATCCATTACTACGTGCATAACCATCTGCAGCATAAGCAGCATTTAATTCATTGCAGTTTCCAATAAAATTTAACTTTTCATTCTTCTCAACTTGCTCTAAATAAGAAAGGTTATAATCTCCAGGCATGCCGAATATATGCTGGACACCCAGTTCTAATAAGCGTTGATTTAAGTATTTTCCAATTTCTATAAACATATTAGCTTTCCTTTTTAAATATTATTTAATCAACTCAAAGGCTGTAAAACTTAAACTTTAATTGCTTGAGTTGATCCGTTAAAAGTAACAGAAGAAAACCTTTAGCTCAAACTACAAAAGTAACTATGAAACAATAAAAATTCTTATAATCTACTGTTTTAAAAACATAGTTATGCTGCAATAATTTTGTATAAAATTTGATTTAGAAAATAAAATGTAAACTAAGCAAAGAACCACCTCTAATATATGGTAAAAAATATATATAAAATAAATGGGTTACACTGAAATTGATTTATTTGGTGAACAAATTTATTGTAAACACATTGTTATAAATTTATAAAAACACCATTTTTTTAGAATAAAAAATCTATTTTTATTACTTAATTACTCTCAGGCACAAAAAAAGCTCACCAAATTGATGAGCTTTAATACTTACATGATCAAACTAAAGTACGACCACACTATTAAAACTATACCCCAATTTCCGTTTAAATGGAAACTCGGTTTTTATACATGTGAAAGTCGATTAGCTCTTCGCCTGAGAATTTTGAGCAGCATCCCATTTCAAACCGTAAAGGGTAAATTTAAATTGCTGTCTACCTTCTCGGTAAAATGGCAATTCAATTATCACACTTTTGGACTTCAGTATTGAATTAATAAAATTATCAGCATCGACTTGATCTTCAATGAATAAGACATCACTTGAATGTTGTTCTGGCTCAGATAACGCTATATTTATTATTTTCTGATTATCAAATTTAACACTCGCATAGCAATAATCTGAGATCGTATTACATGAATATTGCCCTTTAGTAACTGAAAAGAGTACATCAGTTGGTTCGGCGTTTTTCTTTTTTAAGGTTATAATTAGATGTGAACCACCATCATAGGGGAAATCAAAGTTAACCTGATTATCAGATAGTAGCGATGCAAACTTAGTAGTTTTTCCTCTCATCTCATCCTTTTTTTCCCCATACAACCAGTTCGTGTCCAGGTCTATAGGCTTTGATTCTGGCGCTTTAGTCTTAGATTGTGCTCCACTAATAACTGTTGCATTATTCTTATCTGGTGCATCACTATCTGCATGTATGGCATTATTTTTACTGCACCCAACCATCCCAAAAATCAGACTCAAAAGTAAAATCTTTTTCACTTGATAATTCCTGTAAATAAATGCAGTCACTTTAGCAAAAAAAAATATATAAATTCAAATTAGTGGGGCGTCCCCCACTAAATCTGTATAAATTATTTACTGCGTTTTATACGATCCAAGGCTCCACCTTGTCTTTCAGCATCTCTCCAAGATTGTGAAATCTTTCTATCTACCATAGCCTCATTTTGTTTTTTAAACTCCTCAAGCTTAATTTTGAGCTCTTCACCATCCCACTCAGTTGTGGCATCCAGCTCTTTAGTTGTCTGATTAATGATAGTTACCTTCGGCGCTATTAGATTCAAGGTTCTGGATTGCTGGATTGAGTCATGTTGACGGGACTCTCGCAGAACCGCTTGGCGGCTGTCAAAATTAGATACCACACCACCATCTGAATAACCCTTAGGGCTATTTTTCCGCATTGCCTCAACAACACTTACACCACCCCAGCGTTTGATATCATCTTGTGACCAGACTACTTCGCCTTTGTGCACAATACCGGCCTCATCATATTTACCACCGTGGCCAGTATAACCACCATCAAAAAAACCTTTCGGTGTGGCGGCTTGGATCATTGCAATGAATGTCCCCTGGTCAATTACAGCTTTGGCCGCAGCCCCGGCTTTTTGCCATACGGCGCCTGACTCAGCAGCATAAGCATCAGATGCAGACTTCCAAAGGTTTCTACCAGCCTCAGCCAAGGCGAATGCCTGATTAACTGCAAACATTGTTCTATAGGCAGTAGACTGCTCGCCTAGGATTGCCCCGAACATTCCTTGAAATGTCCCTACTGTTGCTTGAGCTTTCTGCATATAGAAATCAAGTTGTGCTTGACCAGCAGCTATATCGATATCTGCTTCGTTTTGTTTAAACTCCTTATAAATGGCTTCGCGCTGTTCATGAGCAGATTGAATGATTGCGGTTTTCTGGTCTTCAAATTCCTGCTGTGAAATTAATTGTGCATCGAACTGGCTTTGTAACACCTCTAACTGATTACCTTCATTATGATCAATTACGGCTGTTTTTGAGTCGTACCACTTTTCATTTTCATGATAGCGTGATGCTTTTGTTTGGTTAATTTCAAATAATGGCCCGGTTCCTGTCATTTCAGCTTTAATTCTGGCCATTTCCAAAGTTGAGTCTTTTAAACGATCATTAAGTTCTTTTTCCTGACTCATCTTTGAATATCGGATTAACTGCTTTCTTTCATCGTCTTTGATTTTGGTATTTTTTAAAATCTCCTCTCTTTCTAAACGGTAACGTTCATGAATCATATCCGTTTCCGACATAAATGCTTGTCTTGCCTGAAATAAGCGCTGCTCTTTGGCCAGCTCAAGTAATGCTTGTTCCTGCTTTAATTGCTGTGCCAATAGAGTGACAACTGCCTTACGTTCAGTTTTTGTTAAATCCAAGTCATGCGCTGCATCAAACTGACGACGTGCAAAACTTTCCTTCAGCAAGTCCTCTTCTGACTTTAAATAATTGCTATACTCATCAAGCTTTGTTTTTAATGCTTGCTGTTCAACCGCAATTTCATTATCGGCCCGTGCCTGATACTTTGCTTTGAGTTTCGTTGCTTCGCCATCGCTGTACCCGGCTTTATCAATTTCCTTGAATTTATCCGCCAGATTGCTACGGATCTGCGAAATTTTGTCTGCAACCTCACGCTCTAATTGAATTCGTGCAGCTGCAGCCTGATCACTTAATTTTTGTGAATCTTCATTAATTTTCGCTTCTGCTTTTGCATCTTTAATCCGGTCGACATTCCCGTTATAACCAAGTACAGATACATGCACATGGCCACCGGTTGCACGTTTAGATGGATTTGCATATTCGTTGATCGTCTTAATGGTAAAACCATATTTCTTGGCCATTTCATTTAGGCTGGCAATTGCCTCCTCGGCTTCTTTTGCATTACGTACGGTAAAATCAAATGCATTACCCGTTGCATGTTTACTTTTAGTCCCTTTGTGATACCGGTCGTTAAATGCGGTAAACCGGGTAAGTTTGTTTCCGAGCAAGTTTTGGGTAAGCTGGGCAAATTCAGCCGTATACCCGCGTACTTGTCCACCTCCAATCGATTCGGCTGATTTGATCCTTAATCCACCTAAAGCACTGGCACCAACCATTTTGCCCAGTTCTAATTGTTTTTCTAACTCCTTGGTACGTTCCTTCTGCTTTTCATTGGTTTCTTCAACAAGATCTTTATATTTTTTTTCAACATCTAAAGTTTTTAAAATATCTTGTACCGTTTCTTTGCTCATGCGTTTAGTAAAACCGCCAGCTTTCTCTTGTGCCTTTGCCAGCTCTTCAGCGGCCTCCTGACTGAAGCCAAAGTGTGCCATCAGGTTATATTTAAACTGGGCATAGTTTTTACGGTCAGTTAAAGTTTGCTGATATTCTTTAAGTGCTTGTGATGCTTTATTAGCAGCTTCTTCAGTACCATTAAGAGCCTCATTCTGCTGCTTGTGCTGTAATGCGGCATTCTGTGCTTTATTTCCAGCTAATTTAACCTCTACCCCAAAAATCTTTAGGGCAGTGGCAGACTTATTGGCCTTTTCATAATTTTGATTGTATTGCTCTACCTGCTGCTTTAATGCCTTATATAAATCTGGTGAGATTTTCATATCGTTCAGCTGTTTAACAGCTTCACTGTAGCTAATAGTGCCCTTGTTCGCCTGATTAATTACCTCGACAACTTTCCAGTTGCCCTTTTCATAATTTTGAATATCAATCAATGCGGCGCCAACTGTCAGTCTGGATTTCTCTAATGCTTTATTCTGGGCCTCAAAAGCATCCTTCAAATCATCCACTGCGGCCTTACGCTCAACACCCTGTAATTTCGATAGCTCTTCACTTGTCTTATCGGCAACTTTTCCTTGTTCTTCCAGTTTCTTGTTCGCCTCTTCAGTACGGTTCTGAAGGTACATATACACGGCGGCAAGTCCGGCTACCCCCAAAGAGATCGCACCAATAGGCCCGCCAATCAATGCAAATGCACCACTTGCAACTCGGCCAAAAGCGGCCGTTACAGTGGTTAATCGCACCTGTGCTGCAGTTTGAGCATTGGTGGCAGCAGTTACCGCCGCTTGGGCCTGTGAATAGCGTAAAGCGGCTGCCGTAGCGCCGTACTTCGCCTGGGTCTCAGCATTCGTCGCTCTTACATTGGCAAGGTGAGCTTTTGCAGCATTTAAAGTGGCCGTAGCTTCTGCAAACTCAGCTTGTGCCTTGGCCACCGATGCTTGACGACTTGCCATTGTTGCGACTACATCACCGCGAACCGCAATAGTCTTAGTAACGATGGCTTTTGTTAAATATGCAACTCCCCCAAGCAGTGCTACATCAGCAATAAGACTTAAATTCTGGGCCAGTGTTTGAATTGAGCTCGCTAAAACACTGGCGGCACCACTGGCTTGCCCGGTTTCACCAATAAATTTAGTAATCTCGTTCTTCAGCATCTGCCCGGATTGCTGAATAGTCACGTCAGTTTTGGCAAACAGCTCATCAACCTCAGACTTTGCATTTGTTAATGCCTTGACCAGCTCTTCAGATGTAATTTTTCCCTGGGCCGCAACGCTTCTTAATTCACCAACAGTGATCCCCATCCCGCTGGCAATAGCTTTTGCAAGACCTGGTGTTTGCTCCATGACAGAGTTCAGCTCTTCCCCGCGTAAAGTACCACTTGCAAGTGCCTGCCCGAACTGAACCAAAGCAGCATCTGCTGCCTGTGTCGATGCACCACTGATCGCGACAGCTTTCCCGACCGTTTCGGTAAGCTCGGCAACTTTGTTTAAATCAATTCCCAGTGTTTTTGCGTTATCCCCAAAACGTTGATAAACCTGAATTGTAGACTCCCAGTGGGTTCGGGTATTTTGAGCAATCCGGAATGTATCTTCCATCGCTTGCTTTAATTCATCTTGGGAGTTGGTGATCAGCTTCAGGCGGTTTTGCAATCCTGTATACATGTCCATATCGTTAATGGCCGCATGTACAGTCATGAGGCCAATCACATGCCCGGCCAGAGCCTTGATCGAGGTGTTATAAGTGTTAAGGCGCTTTTCTTGTTTATCGATTTCTTGGGTCGTGTTTTTAAAAGACTGTGAAAGCTGCTGGTTTTGTTGAGTTGCTTTTCTTGTAACTTCAGTGGTTTTGTTTATTGTTGAATTGCTGTTATTAACAGTCGTATTAAAATTCTGGATAATATTGTTGGTAACTGTAATTTGCTTTCCCACCTCATCACCACTGGTGGTAACTCTGGACATTTCTTCGGCTAATGCTTTTGCATTTCGTTCCGCATTTTTTGAATCAATTACAACGACTAGGCGGGCTTCTTGGGTCATTTAACTTTCCTTTAAGCAATAAAAAACCCCAAGTCGTGAGACTCGGGGTATAAAGAACCGAAACAGCCGGGATTAAATTTCTAACCGGCTTATGTTTTCTTCAGGTGTTTTTGGTGAGATTCATCTAAAAAGAGGTTATCCATTTCAAAAATACAATCATTAAAAATTTGCCGATCCACGGGTAATTCATAATGATCACAATATGCAGAAATGGCCGAGATATCTAAAGCCATTGGGATTCCTTGCTCATAACGTCTTGAACGTGAAATCACGTTATAGGCATTTAAAATCTCATAAGCCGTAACTGAATACTCTGGCTTCTCTACCGCATTTGTATTTTTCAGATTTAACGCACTTGCGATGGCAGCTTGTTTTTTGCTGTAGTCGTTCGCTTCTTCTTCTGATCCGAACTTGCACCATTGGTAGAGCTTGATGACTTTCCCACGACTTCATCCCGGTATAAATCGGCTTCTTTTTGAATGCGTTCCGATTCGGAATTCACAAATGCCCAGATCACAGGGCCAATGTCACTTTGATTAAGAAGCTTAATCGCATTTTCCGGAGAACATTCTGGTTCGACCTCAACAAGCTCCCCATCCTGATTTTCTTCATGAAACACGATCCCCTTCCAGTCTTCGATCAGGTGGCATGCAACACATTCAAGTAACAATTCTGGAAATAGCTTATCGGTTGCCCTTGCCGTCACCACATCAAATCCTTTAGATGAGATTTGATTGTTTGCCCGCTCCAAGGCAACTTTGTAGGGCTTGTAACCACTGCCACGAATCTTGAATTCTGCTAAAACATTGCCATCTTCATCTTTATAAGAACACCACAAGCTAACTGTCTTATTGTTTTGAATGCTTACTTTCAATGTCATGTTTATCTCCAAAAAAAAGCAGCCCTTAGGACTGCCATTGAATTAATTTAATCTTTATGCCTTAGGCGCCGGGGCTACAGGAGCTGGAATACGGGTAATCGTTGGCGCCTGCTCAACTGCTGAATATTCAAATGATGTATTCAAAATGTCTCCTTTCCCGCCGCTTGGCAATGGCGCCTTAATTTCAGCTTTAGGAATGAAGATTTCGTATTTATTACCGGCTGTATCTTCGATTGGAACCTTCAAAGAAATGGTTTTATTTTTAAACTGCTTTTCGTACATGTCTGAAGTATTGCGAGACCAGGCTGCGGTAAAACTACCGGTGGCCAGAGCGCCCATTTCCAAAATAGCCTTTGGATCTGCGCCGTTACCGAGGCAGCGTTGTAGCTGCATCGTGTTATCCCATTTATATGAAAATGCGGTCAGGCAAGATACCCCCGCTTGTGAAACACCGTCCAGAAGGATTTCTCCGACCGACACATTAGACATCTTAGGGTTTGAGTCGGCTTCAGTCACTGTGCCTGCTGGAGCTTTCGCGGTATTGATGCGGCCTAAGGCCATAAGGCCAAATGTCATCTTGATAAGACCGGATTCAGGGATATCAATACTAAATGTATTTACATGGCATCCCCGGAAAGTATGGTAATCATTAACATCTTCAAAACCACGCAAGACAGAGAAGGTTTGTCGCTTGGTACCACCGAATACGAGCACGTCATTAGTCCAGTCGTTAAACGCGGCTGCGGCCATCAGATCCTGAACCAATGGGCTATATTTCGCTTCACAACCCAAATCCCCGGCATATTCGGCGCCGGTGATCATGGATGCGCGGGCAATGCGGCCACTGGTAATTGATTTTGACTCTTCTTTCGTTACAGTTGCATCAAGACCGTTTTCTGTAAATTCAAAAACTGTTCTGGCAAAGACTGCAGGTGTTACCCCTACGGTTGCTTCTTTGGCAATATGGGTAATTTGACGAGCACCACTAGACATGTGGTTTCCTCCTTTTCTTCAGGCATAAAAAAACCACCTCAGAAAGGTGGTATTCAGAAATGACTAAGCCCGCGTAATGCGGGCTTAGTCATAGGGACTTTTCAGTTAATCAAGGCTGATAGTCGAGATCGACACTCACTCCAGTAACCGTATAGCTTTTCGGTGCACCGAGACTTTGCGTATCAGCTAAATCAACATAGAGGCTCTTAACGGCCAGTTGATGTTTAGCCTGCCATTTGGCCACTGTCTCACCAATGACCTGAGCAAGCTCTGCTTCTAAAGCTTGTTTATTACTTTCAATTTCATGGAGTAGTTTTGTGTATTCATTCATGTCAATTTACCCTGAACCCGACTATCACATTATACATATCGAAATCGTTACTGGTCCCGGCATGAACTGCTTCACCTTCAGAAAACTCAAGGTGGCCAACAGAAAAATATTCAAAATGCTCGAGGAGCGCCGTATTTAAAATGCTCATTTCTTTTGTGCCGGTATTGGGCCGGGCAAAACATTGGATATTGATGGTACCGGTACGGCGGGTTATTGGCTTTTCAGCCAATCCGGCTATAAGGCTTTTACCAAAAATGATATTTAAACGGCACCACAGGCCCGTATCTGGCGGATTAAACGTTAAATTAGGATAACCTATGCGCTCAGACGAAATACCCTTAAACGAGCGCATACGCTCAGTAATGGCTATACGTGTATCCTCTAATGTCATTGCCATTCTAACCACCATATTTCTGTTTGATCATATTCATCGTTGTAGAGACCATGCCTTGGGGTGCCTGATCTGACCAGCCATTTTCAAGACGCTCAATATAGGGCAAATTATTCTGCAGGTAGATAAGAGATCCAAGTTTGGCATTCTGGGAAAAGAACACATAGACTTTATTGATTGTGCCTTGCCCAGAGGCATCCTGGTCTTTTAGATCATATTTATAATCCGGGGTATTTGAAGCCCTCCAGTTGCCGCGTGCGGTGCCGGTATCTACCGGGGTGCCAACAATCACCCCCTGAATCAGATCCATCCCCATATCTTTGATTAACTTCTCACCGTCCAGCTTAACCTGGACTGCAAAATCAGACGGCTTTTTGCCTTTCCAAGACATTTTATACCCTCATAAAAAACCGCCATGAAGCTTTAGGCGGTTCTTATTCTAGTTTAGTTATGAATTATTTAACTTTAATCCTTGAAAAATATTCAGGTTCAATATCTTTAAAGGGATCTTGAGGAATTGGGATAATCTCTAGAATCTCACCATTATTTTTATTAACTTTCAAAATATTTTTCTCCAAATATGGGGTATTCCATAGTTGATCATATGCTGTAATATCTGGTTGAAATACTATTTTATACTTAATAAAGCCCTTGTTGTTAGGGAAATAATTACTAAGCTGGTCAGAGAATGTTAAAAGTATAAATGGAACATAATTAAGAGTAAGCCCTTTATAGTCCCAAACACCTTTTATACTCGCGACATGCATTAGCTCTCTAAAATGACTAAAAGAAATTGCTTTATTTAACACTTTTACACAAGTTAGATAAATTTTATAAAGATTTTCCTGAATTTTTTCACGGATTAATATTCCAGCCTCTTTATCAATTTTCTCGCATTTTAAATCTTGAGAAAATAAATTAATTTCACTTATAGAATCAAAACCAACCATTTTATAACCATTAAAAAAACCATCCAAACCTAATACATTCATGTTGTTGTATCTAATAAGTACCTCATGCTCAAGAGAACTATAGGCCCCTATTTTTGTCCCTTTTTTAAAGGAACTTTCAACTGAATGTGAGAAACAGTTTTTTTATCAATATAAGCCATAAATACCCTCTGTAATTTAATTATAATTAAATGTACAACTTAGTATATATTTACAAACAACTCCTCAATCAGTCTAAATACAAATAGCAAACAAATAAATTAATATGTTAAATTTTGCAAATTTGACATATCCAAATTGTATTAACTGGATCTTTAGAAATATTCACCACTCGATACGAATATCCATTAACAATCCATATGTCATTAATAGCAGGAGTTGCTGATACTTCATTTTGCAGCACAGTTGCCTTGTTATCTATCGCCGGTATTCCTAAATTCGCAATTTCATACGACTTATACCGTCCAAAAAGAATCCCCCGGCCAGAATAAGAAATCTTTTCTTCATCATAGGTTTCATGTACTGGATCAAAGTTCTTTTTAATGATTCTCTCACACGTAAATTCGTGGACAGCATCAGCCAGATCTTCATCAAAAGCCTCTGCCAGATCCGCTTGGAGTTCTTCACGTAGCCCCATATCACACCCGCATTAGTTCAATTCCAAAACCACCAAATCCACCGCTAGGATTTTCCAAATCAAGCGAATCAATAAGATCCTTTGCAATTTGCTCAAACTTGGATATCGCAACAGAGCCATCCTGGTATTCTTTTTCAGACTCTACGGTATCCCCTTTAATCCTTTTACGTTTCAGTTGCTGTTCTTTGCCGTTATAAATGGCCTTGGCCATGATCCCTTGTATAATTTCACAAGCTGCGACTTGTAGTACTTCATCTATTTCTTTAGGAATGAAACCAATTTCCTTTTTCATCCAAGTATTGGCCAATAAAACTAAACGAGCCTTATCACCATCCGGTGCAAAGCTCTTTCCCAGTTTTTCTTCTGCAGTTTCGACAGTGATAAAGCTCATGTTATTAATCCTTTGGAATAAGTTTTAAAAGATCGGGTTTTGACGTATTCGATTTGAAACCGATTTCATGCGCCTCTAAGTACGCTTTAATTTCATCTACTCTTGAGTTCTCGTCCGGCTTTTGAAGTGCCTTCACATCTTGAGTAGCTTCAACCTGTTTCAGGTTCTCTTCTTGAGTGGTCTCCTCATTATTGGACGTTTCAGAAATTGCACCTTCAAGCTCATGCAAACGTGCTTTTAATGCTTCAGGATCGTTTTTAAAGGCTTCAAATTCCGCCTTTGCATCTGACGCCTGTTGCTCAGCCAACAGCAATGCATTATTGGCTTTTGCACACTGTTCCTTAGCGTCATCAAGTGCAGCTTGTATCTCAGGCGTAACACCAACAGATAATTGAGCTGTCATAGATTTAAGCTTATTGACCGGGATATTACGCACCTCTACAGGGATATCTAAGGCTTCGTAATCTGCCTTAATTTGAGGATAGTCACCGTAAATAATTACTTGATCGGCCATTACGTTTGGAGAACCATAATAAGTGGGGTTCGCGAATGTACCGACTTCATGAATGCCCTTAATATTTCGTGCATAGATAAGTTTCATATTTTGCGCTCACAAATAAAAAGAGGACCATAAGGTCCCCTTTGTGGTAATAAAAAGTTATTCTTTGGTAAGTGGATTACCAGACAAATCTAATAAAGTACCAGCTGTCATTTTGTTGCTGGTCGCGTGTTTTTTCCAGTTTGCAGCTGAGGCAAGTAATGATAAGTCTGGGTTTTCACCTTTGGTTGTATCCCAGCTATAACCTAGAAGATCTAAGTTGAAAGTACCTTCAGCTCGGATACCGACTGCAAGGTTTTCTTCATCATCAATATTGTATGCGCGAAAGCCCGGAACTTGTGACTCAGTAACAGTCACTGCGCCGTGTTGTAGACCAAAAGCTTGATCATCTTCAACCATATCCGTTACTAAAACAGGCTTACCCATTGTTCCTGGTAATCCGCCATAAACTACAATTTCAGACTCACCATAAATCTGTTTTGTAAGGGCTTCATCAACAATGTCAAAGTAAGTTTGTGAGTTCATTACCCATAACGAAATACGGCCAAATTTATCACCGAAGGTACGCATACCTTTTGTTAAAGCTTTACGGCCATCTTTAACAATACTACCTGATGCAACCATTGAAGGGTTGCTTGAGATAGCTGCTTGCAATGATGTCAAACTGTATTTCAATCGGCCGGCGACTAAAGCATCAGCCAAGTCATAGCCAACAAGCATTGCAAATTCATCAATTGAACGTGCACGGCGTTTGAATGCTTCTTCAGTTGAAGTATAAGGGCCATATTTATACGGAATTTTTACACCTACGGCTTCACCGGCACCGATTTTCTCATGTTTGACTTTTGCGCGTGAATTAACATCACGGTGCTCAATACTTCCACCAATGCGGTAGAAAGCCTCTTTACTAAAATCACCTTCAACGATTTCATTACGATATAGAATTGCACCCTGTGAAGCTTGGTTAAACACGTTTAAATTATCTTGTAGACGCTCTAAATATGCAGTTTGAGCCAATTGGTTATAGATGATCATGTCTGAATTAATAGTCATTTAACTGTCTCCGAAAGAATTAAAGGAATAAATTAGAAAGAAATTTATTGAGGGAGTTTTAAGAAGGCTTCGTTGCCATATTCTTTGATGTAATCAGCTTTTTGTGACATCGACATGCTGCTACGCTTCATGCCTGCAGGCGCACCGCCGCTATTGCCACCACCTTGGAATCCGCCGCCGGTACCTTGGCCACCTTTCAGGATGAGATCCTTATGCGCGTAACCACCGACCAGTAATTCCAATGCCTCATCAACATTTGCAGGCTCACCTGGTCGAGTTCGTGAATATAATTTCTGGCCAGCCTGGTCATACGCCACAACTTCACCATTTTCGATTTTGAAGTTCTGGCCGAACGTTGCCTGAACCATATCTGCTGGCACGGACAAATTCTTTTTGATGTATTCCGAACGGACGAAACCGCCACCGATAAGCTCATCATGTAATTGCTTTTGTAAGCCATCACGTTCTTGAACCAATGGAGCGTACTTTTCTTCTACCGCACGGATAGCTTCTGCTTTGATTTGCTCAACTTCACCAGCATCAATAAGTTTTTTATCATCAAGATTTCGTACTGTTTCTAAAGCTTTTTTTGCAGCTGCTGGATCTGTGATGCCTTCAAAAGATCTAAGTGCGTTTTCAGCCTTTTCTTTATCAATGCGGTTGTTATTTGCTTCTGTACCCAAAGTTGCGATCTTTTGCACGGCGCTGGCCGCGTCAAAACCCACTTCTTTGCCATCACTATGAATATAAACAGGTAGGCCATTTGCATCTAATTCAGCGTATTGTTTGCCGTCTTTCTCTACTGTTTTAAGTTTCATTAAAATCACCTTCTTTCAGATATAACAGATATAAAAAAAGCACCTGTAGGTGCCGTTTTAACTTTTCCAGACTTTTATAGTCCGAGTTCTTTGAATGTTTGCTTATCAAGCCTCTCCAACTCTTTAAGTGTGTACATTCGCCCTTCCGGATCTAGGAATTTTTCAATTGGATAATCCCCCTTTTTGTAAAGCTTGAATCTTTTAGGGCCAAGCCATTCACGCTGAAAATCAGCACTCTGCTCTGCAAACCACGATTTGAATTTTGTGTTTGCATTAACCTGCCCTATAACGCCGTCACGCTCATCTTTGGGTATGTCCTTTACCTTCCTATCGTCAGCCACAAATGGCCTTGATCCGATGAGTTTACCGTCCTTGTTAACCGCGACAAGAATTGACCTGCAGTGCGGGTGTAAGGGAGGGACACGTTTCGCTGGATCATCAATTTTCCAGACAACGCCATCCAAAGAAGCACAAAGCTTTGAGGTTCTGCCATCCAGCGTGGCCACCAGCTTTACATATTCATAGCCCAGCTCTTGATAAGTATGAAGATATGCTTGGTTCGCAATATGGCTTCTGACCGTCCTTACAGTGCGGTCTATGTCTGATTTAGTCCCACTCAGAAACCCATCTTCATATTGTCTGGCTTTGGTACCACGAATGCGCTGGACTATTTGCTGATTTGTTTTGCCCGTGTTGATTCCATCCCGGATCGCATACTCAACCTTGAGCCTGGCATTCTCCACAATCCGATCAAAAACCTGATCTACCAAAGCCCCGCCCGTAAGCGGAACCTTTTTAGCCTTGGCAAAGATCTTTTCACCTCGCACCTTTTTAATTTCACTGCCAATCACTTTAGCGATATAGGTTGCTTCGTAACCGGCCAGCGCTGCTGCAGAAGTAGAAAACGCTGCTGGAAGAATTGTCCCAAGCGTGGATGACCATTCTTGTAGGGCTTCCCAGATTTCCTTCAAGTTCTGGGTAGTATATTTCCCACCTGTTAATGCGACCCGCTCTGATTCGCTCAGTTCTTCCAGCAAATCCCTAAGCCTATTTAGTAGGGCTTCAGTTTCATCATTGAGCAGTCGAAATAGCTCATTTACTACATGAGATGAGGTGCGATAAAGATAAGCCTGATGCTGGGTTAAAGCGTCAATTAACTCTCTGGCCATTTACACCTCACTTTGATTTAAAGTGCCTTCATTCTCAGCCTCAATATTCAACAACTCTTGTTCATAAGTTTGCTTGGAGAACGTGCCTGTCTGATTATATTCCCACCATGTCTTAAATGAGCTCTTGCCCTGCATTGCCGCTTCATATAACTGACGTGACAGCTCTGCAAGATATCCTTGTTTAGAGAACTCCTGACTAATTTCATATAAAAGCTCGTTTTTAGTCAGTCTATCGACATCAGCTACCATGTATTTCGCTGCCCAACGTAATGCCATCGATATCGCTTCATTCATGTTTGAAACGCATAAGGAGAGCACTGAATGCTGAATAGCATCATCGTTATTTGCTTCTGTTGCTGTTTTAGCCGCTGATCCTTTCTCGACCATACGTGCACCCAGCTCTTTCATATATCCCCATTTATCCTTCATGCCTTCCCGGGCTAAAGTATTTGGCTGGACTTGGACTATCCCGAGTTTTCCTTCACCCGGTAGCGGCAGCATCACCCGTGCACCGATATATACTCCGTGCTTCTTTGCCTCCTCAAACCAAGCCCAATCAACACCACTGGCATAATATTGTGGCTGCCCCATATAAAACACCGATTCTTGGAAGTCTGCACTGTCCCTGTAATGCGCCAAATTAATTTTTGCAAGTTCTAGCAACGGCGGATTATGAATATCCGTTGAGTTATCAATTGCCCCCACAAATGTGAACGGGATATATGACCAGAGCTCACCGTTAAAATCTCTTGGGTATTTGGTAGTACCACCCACCCATGTGCCTTGATCACCTTTGGTGTAAACTTGGACAGAGTACACAAACTGCCCAGAATCTATCGGCTCCAGACGCAAAACCCGGTATTGTTCTGTTTGTTCAGTACTGAAACCATCTTCCCCCCTTTTTGAAACCATTTCGCGGATTACAACCAAGTTTAATTTTTTTTGGTTGTTCACCATCACGGTGTCCCAGTTCACAACATCAACTGCTTTCAACAAGTGAATCATTGAATATGCGTTTAACTTGTCATATTCAGATTTGTTTTTAGTTTCTGGCAGATCCGGGAAATCAACGTATAAAGCACAGCGATAATTCTTCAATAAAAGACGAATACCAGTTTGCGAAAGTTGATAAGCACTCATTCCAGCGCCGTTTGCATTACGCTCCAGATATGAAAGCTCATCAGGAAACTTGAAGCTCGGATCAGTAGAGAAAGAAGCCCCGACAAGGCTATTTAAAGTAACTGCAGTTGCGCCATAGAAAACTGCTCTCGTTAAGTACGCATCATACGCAAGCTTGTTTTTTGTACTTTTATCGTGAGCATTCGGCATTGGTAAATATTTTGTTTTCTTGGCTTTTACCGCATCTTCGCCATCGCATACATCATCAGCAGTTTGCCATAGCAATTCGTTTTTAACATATTCAGCATGTTTAAAAGTTACATCACTCATTGAGCAAATCCCATATCTGTAAAGAAGGCTTGAAAGCCTCCGTGTAATTCATTAAAAGAATCCGAGCCGGCATCAACCTGGTCATCATGTGCACCATTCGGAAAGTTACGCAGCTCTTCAATAAATTCCTTGTTCCAATCTCCTTTAAGCATTCGCACGTTCCCGCTATTCACTTGAGCAGCAAAAGGCTGTGCCCGGGTGAGCTTGTCACCCGATACTGTCTGGGCTAATACGTTGTACCCGGCCAACAGCTTGATAAAAGACTGTGCTTGAGCCTTACCGGCTTGTCCCGGATCTTGCGGGATGCGAACCGTTACACCTTTGCCGTCAAGCTGGGTTGTCTGCTTCAGGCGTTTATTTACGTTGTCTGGCCCAAGTTGGCCTTTTGTAACGTCAACAATGTATGTATATCCGTCTGCGCCTAAGGCAGATTTAACACCGGCGGTAAAGTCACCCTCTCCCTCAGTAGCGCCGAAGTCCCAAGCCCTAACCTGTTTGATAATGCTCGCAGGTAACGCATCGACAATTTCTATATTGTCAGGCTTAAAAAAACCTCCGGCAGGAGGTGAAGGTCTTTGTAAGTATTGACCAGAGAAAACATACGGCGCTGCCTTCTCCATGAGCCTGAGCTTTTTAATATTGTGCTTGGCCGGCCATAAAGCTGAACCGTCATCCTGAATAGCAGGAAAACATACAAGGTCCCATACTTCACCGTTGCCACCTTCTGCTGGTTCACCATTCTCACGCTTACCCGAAAGCCACCCGGCCAGATCCTCTTCATGCAAACGCTGCATAATGACGATAATCGGTGTATCAGGTGAGTTGGTACGCGACTCCAGTGTATTCTGGAACCAGTCAATTACCCCCTCACGGATAGTCTTTGATTTGGCCTCATCGGCTTTATGCGGGTCATCGATGATGATGCACCCACCAAAGCCTTCACGCATCTTCCCTGCACCAAAACCGGTGATCGTTCCCCCGGTACCAGTTGCATAGCAAACACCGCCGTCAGCTGTACGCCAGAAGTCCTTCGCTTTACTATCTTCACGTAGTTTTAGATCTGGAAAGACTTTTAAATATGCTTTCTCCTGAACCAAGTTACGGGTCTGAAATGCATTGTTGGCCGCAAGCATTGCTGAATAACTGATGTGAATAAACTCACAATCCGGCTTTTTGCCAAAGCACCACGCCATAAAATTAATCACAGCGATTTCAGTCTTGGAGTAACGAGGCGGGACGTTAATAATCAACCGCTTTATTTCACCGTTGTAGACTTTCATCAAAGCATCACATATTTCACGATGGTGCCAGTTATGCTTCCACTTATATCCACGGCGCTCTTTGAACATATAGCGGGTGAAGAAATATAGATCTTCCCGCGCCTCGATCTGGATCGCTTGCTCCCGTGAGGCATCAGTACTCATCCAGCACCTCTTGACGTGCTTTCAAGTATTCCTCGGTACTAATTGCCTGTACCGCAGTTTGAACCGTTTCTACAGGGCCACCATTTGCACCTGTAACCTCTTTACGGTTCGTATATGCCCCACCTAGCTCCTTCGCAATCTGCTCAAGTATCTTGAGTGAATTGACAGTATTTCTTAAATTTTTCTCTAATAGCTTCTGATAAATGCTTAGGCGTACTGTCTGATTCGCAATTGGAATATTTTGAGGCTTCTCCAGAAACTCTTTTCTTGTAGCAAAAAACTCGTCCTTAAATTCTTGGCTCAAATCTTGTCCTGCACGCTTCGTTGGGTCATAACGCTCACATTGCTGTCTTGTGATTTTCTGAGAAAAAATTGCGTTGACAAGCTCAACCGTTTCTTGGGGGGTGTTATGCATCGCAAGTGACCGTACAATATAAAGTTTTACCTCTTTTTTTAGTGCTGCCATAAATTTAAATCCGTCAACGTACGTCAACGTAAACGGGCAAAAAAATTTAAGCCAGTTTTAGTCGACAAGTACCACATGCCTGGGCAATTGATACTTTTGAAATAGTTGGCCCCTCTTTTGCCAACTCAACCATTTTTTGTACCGCTTCATTCGCACCGTACCGCTGAACAATTCCGTGAAACTCTTCAACATCATGCCCACGTAAATAATGCTTTGGTTCACCAGTTTGACGGCTTACCAGCATATTTCCATCTTCATCACACTTAACGCCGATGTGATAAAGTTCATGCTCAACCAGAGCGCAAAACTCCGCGTCTGTGCAATCAGCACAATGCTGGGCATCCAGCGTTATGAGATATTCAGGGACATGGCCAAACCAGTTACGCATTTGCAGCTCTTGTCTGGCCTTTTGCCAGCCACCGGCCCGAAACATTACTTTTTCACATTGGCCCAACACCAAGCTTTCGCCTTTAACGAATCCACCAGAGGCCCAAAGAACCTCGAAAAATGAGCCTTCAAACGCACTAATATGATCATGATCTTCGTTATAGAGTGCACCTTCCGGCTCAATGAATGTTTCCCAGATCCACTTTTTCACTTCCGGGGCCGGTTCAAACTCATAACCATCAAATTCAGGCTCAAGCCCTAAAATGTTCTCAGGTGGATAAGGGCGTTTTTGCATTCCATTTACTCGCTAGATCTGCACGGCGTTGTTTCAGCTCTTTTAAGTTTTTATTGGCCAAAAAAAATTGCTCATCAATGTGAGCAATTTCTTCATCTGTTTTGCCTTGTGTGATCACTGTTCCCCAGTGGTCCACTTGTTGTTTTGCTTCAATGATCTGTTTATCCAGATCCCAGAAGTTTTCTTTTCGCTCTTGCACTAACTCACCTATTCAAAAAGAAAAACCCCGCCAATATTTAGCGAGGTTTTGCACCTAAATGAAAAATTGTCCAACTCAATAATTCATGATGATCAACTCACCACCCGTTTTTTACCTACTTGAAACATCACCCGGGGTTTTCTTTTGGGCATAAAAAAAGCCCATCAAATTGATGAGCCTTTGTTCCCGTATGTAATCAATCTATAGTATGACCATACTAATAAAACTATACCCTAAATTTCAGAATTTTGAAAACTAATTCTTTGTCTTTAAAAACTAACTTTTACAGCTAAGCTTATAGATGAGGATTCGCTTATCTTCACATTAAAGCCCAACTTATTCAGTTTAGCGGCTATCTCAGTAATATTTTTTTGTGTTATAGATTTCCGTAAAAAGTTCAAATAGACCGGATTTACCCCTCTTTTTGATTTAAACTCAATCTCCTTAAGTATTTCTTCATACATTGCTTGAGCATCTGACATCTCTTTAATTAAATTAGCTTGAGCTTGTTTGCTATCAAAAATACCTGCCATCATTAGAACCTAAAAATTAAAAAATAATAAAAAACAAATTGATAGTACGTATACACACTTATCTATCTTAACCTCTTCTGCAATAGTAAAAAGCCTACCTTTAGAAAAGCTTAAATTCAGCCGGGTTTTTCGAAAATATTTATAGAATTTTAAGATACGTTTATAACTCGTTTTAAACTTACAGAATTTCATTTAACAAAGCACATCACTATTAACTTAGGTATTATTTGTTTTTAACTTTTATTCTACAAAGATAATAAAGCAATAAGTACAATATATGGAACTTGTAAAAATTAAAAGGCCCGCCATAAATGAATGGTGGGCCTTAGGTTCAACTTATTTTTAGCGCATAAAAAACAATTAAACCTATTGCTGATCGTCTGAGAGTGATGAGCTGAACAATGGTTTGAAGTTATCAAACTCATGCAACGTGCTCAACTCTGTGCTTGAAAATTACAACACATACCACACAAAGTCCCGGGCAAAACAAGCATGCTTAAATACCTTGGGCCTATTGAAGCTTAACTAAATAAATAGCATCTTAATTTTAAATTTTATAGGTTAAATTCAGCTGGAGTCATTTCGCCAATATATCCTAATGACACTATGTTATAGTCATATATGTCATAATTCGAATTACTTAACTTAAGTTCTTCGAGTGTTTGCTTTTCAATATCCTCAAGAATTTTTTTTGTAATATTTTTAAAAGAATAGGCTAATGTTCAGAATAAGTTTTTATTAAATCACCTTGGGACCGATCTTTATAAATTGCCGTAAACATAAAATAATATTTTTTATCAGTAATTGTCATCTAAATTTACCTTAAAGTTTAATTTTTTATAAGATAACATTTTAACCTAATTAATTACAGATTCAGGACAACAATGACAATTAAGTAACAAAAACAAAAAAAACTATCAAAAGTCGGGCTTTTTAGTGGTGTCTTCGTAAATGTTTTATTTCTAAAATACTAATATTTATACATGTGTGTATCTTACTTAATAATATATGAGGCTTCACGTAATTTTGGTTATTTTTTTTAAATATAATCTAAATTTCTTTAAAATCATAATAAGCTATCTCCGGCCTACAGAGGCAATAAAAAAATCTCCTAAAAAGAGATTTTACTTTAAGATATTTAATTTTTTAAAGCTAACTCAAAAGCTAACTTCTACAAATATTCGCTCACCAACTTGGTTTAACACTACCCCAAACCCTCTGTTCTTTAATTCTTTTACGACTTGAGAAAGAATCTCTTGATTCTCGGCTGTATCCTCATAACTTGATGAACTCATTCGGAATCTCATCCTTGAGGCTGATTCAGTGTTGGTAAGAATCTCTCTTAACATTCTTTCATAAGTATATTGGTTGCTTTCAACATTCTTACGTGCTTGTTCAGCATTAAAATTATTAAACACAGAGGGGCTCCAGAATTATTTTTGTTTAGTTTTAGACTTTATACAAGCAGCCTGTTGTTCATATGTTATAGAAGGTTCTAATTCATCAGCTAGTGGAAGCATACTTCTAAAACGTAAACATTCATTTGTGGTGCGCTCTTTTGTTGAGCCCTCCACTGCAGCACAGCCTAGGGAAAAACAAAAAAAGAAAACTAGAGGTAGTAACTTCATAATTCAGCCATCCATAATATTAAAATTAATAAAAAGCCCTATTAATAAGTAACTTAATAGGGCTTCCACAATAGCTAATTCAATTATTTGACGCTATTAAAACCGACTAAAAATTGACTGCAGTTCGATTCTTTAGATGCATCTTTTAGGATATCCGGCGATACTGCGAATCTTGATGCAACAGATGACATATCTTTCTTCATCTTAGTACCAGCCAATGCTCCTAATTCTCTAACTTGTTCAACAGTTAACAATTCTTTATCTACTGCCTCATTTGCAATCACACAAGCAGTTGAAATTGCGTCATATTTTGCAGCTGTTTTAGAATACCCAAAAGAACCAATCAAACCGCCAATAATTAGGCTAACGATCACTGCAAGAGTTACATGCATTTTATTCATAAAAAATTTCCGTGCAAAAAATTAAAAACCAATACACATACACATATATTGTATTTTTATAATCTAACACTCTTACATCCTTAACAAACTTAAAAATTGTGTTGATACTTTATAAGTCTTTGTGCCTTTAAGTAACTTTTGTTGCACACATTATCAACTTAATTTATATAGGCATAAGATTTATAAATAATGCTAAAAAAAGAATAAAAATTCCTGTTAGTCGCATGTAAGATATAAAAAAAGCAGCCTTTCGACTGCTATTCTTCATTGAAGTTTTGGATCACTCTGTAAGTGATTTCTGGAGTGGTTGCATCGATAACCTCTAATAATGCTCCCCCATATCCAATTCTTTGAGACTGACTTAGATCGTATTCAATACCCCTTTCAAATGCGATTCTTGCCATATTGTCTAAAGTTTTTCTATAGCTGATATTGATCTTATTTCCAACTTTTCCACTATAAATTAAAGCTTGTTCAAGCTTATTGTCTATTGCCATACTTATTGTTTCGATGATTGCATCATGCTCAGATGAACATGCTTTTACGTTAAGACCGGATTCAACACATAGTCTATTATGCTTATCGAGCATGACTGAAGTGAAAGGTTCAGAAAATTCATCCTTTTGTACCTGCCCACCATTTGGAATAATATTTTCAACTTGGAAGTATTGCCCTCTTCTGTCTTTCCCAGTTTTTAAATAATAACCCTTCGTTAACGTGTAACCATTAAAAAATTTGAAAGGTGAACGAACATATAAGGCTTCTCGATCTACATAAATAGCTTGTGTAAGTAATTTATCTCCGATATGCGCTTTCGCTGTTTCACCAATAGGAGGCTTACTAATAACTTTAGGAATTGCAACATAAGTCGATTTTGATGAAGTACAGCCAATCAAACCTATAAAACAAGATAAAACGATTATTTTTTTCAAAATAAGCCCCATCATAAATTCTTAAGGTTAAGGATCTTACTATTAAGACTGCAGTTGCTCAAATGCAACTACGGTTGCTCAGTCAACAACTTCTCTCTGACCCAATATTTACGCTCTAAGTGTGCTCTTTTTATACCGACTCATAATCTTCGAAATTTCAGCGACCTCATTTATTAAAGTGCGTTCAATTAACTTTTCATACTTTTTCCATGTGACTCGATAAGCATCTGAACCAATTTGATTTGAACTGATACCGGCATAATATAATCGGCCCCGCTCTGTAAAGTTTTTCTCTAACTCTGGATCTATCGCAAAATCTAAAACCATACGTGAAACCAACCAGGCTAGATGGTACATCGCAATTTTTTGCGGCTCCTTCTTCTTGTCTTTGAGGGCCCCTTCTACAAAAAGATTGGCCAGATGTTCCCTCACACAAATGTAATCCGCTTCCGAGTTACCATCAAAAATAATCAAACTGGCCAAGGATTTTGAAAACAATGAATCCATCACACCGACAACACCCAACCTGTCTTGCACATCAATGGGCTTTTCCAGACTAGTGCCCCGGACATTAGCGGCATCATAAGAAGGAGATTTAACGGTTAAATCTTGCTTGAACCACTCAAAAATAGGGAATTGTGTTGTGATAGAGCCCATATATAACTACCTCATACTTCCTTAACATCAATATCAAAAACGGTTTTCATTAAGTGTTTCTTATTGCGGTAACTGACCAGCTTTCTGGTGGCCAACGATTTCACATCCTCAACCACGTAATCAGCTTTATCTGGTGTTATTTCAAAATAAGTAAAATCCGCAAAATATCTTAGCGCCGGTTTCGCTCTTTTCTCCCCGGCAATCTTGACCTTCGGCGCCAGCTCAAACTTCGTGTGATGCTTCAGATCCGCAATCTCTCCACGCTGCTGCCGGGCTTTAAGCTCGATATACCACTTCAACTCTTTTTTGGAGTCGAACGTCATTCCATCTAATTCAATTTTCTGGGCATTGAACTTGTTTGAACTCGCTTTTTCTTTGAGTCGACCAGGATAGCGCTGCCGGTATTCATGAAGTGACATTGAGGTCATTTAAAAACACCGCCCTTTTTAAAATCTTTCTTTCTATGGCCAAATTCAATCTCGTCCGGTTCGGCTGGGCGAACGCAATATTCTGGCCAACGAAAACCGCCGTGTACTTCATACAAAATTGCACCGGCACTATTCTTTTGAATCGAAAATACTTGAAATAATTTGTCTATCCAGAAGCGCTCATTTAGAACGAAATAATCACCTTTTTCTAAATCGAATTTTTCAGAAATATGGTTTGTATTCATTGGCTAATCTCCTGCAACTTACTCATATCAACTTCGTCGAAATTGGCATAGTCGTCCCAAGTTTCTCTACTACTGTTCCAAATGAAGCAATTGGCAGGTGTTATGATCCAGTAATCATCATCTTCATCTATGTGAGTTGCACCGCAGTTCTTTGCACTTTTGCGATTTGCGTTCATTGGCTTTGCTCCTCATTCTCTAACATTAAGAGAGCCTTCAAATCCTCTGTATAAGCTGGTATCACTAAATCTTTTCCGATTTTCTTTTCTATGTATGCAGCGATGTCATAGGCATTAGTAAAAGGCACCTTCTCCCACTTTGAATCAATTAGTTGGAGCATTAATCTGGAATCAAGGCAGAATTTAAAAAATCCTATTCCCATCCCTTTTGGGCCTGTTTCGTCTGGGTAAAGTAATGCCACCGAGTGCCCCCCTGGGGTACTTACCAACTGTTCAGTTAGGCCATGATCTTTTATCAATTGAAGCGCGTCACCTTTGTAAATAATTTTCATCGCCCTTCTCCGTCAAGATTTGCCACTGGACGCTGCTCTCTTGGGGCTCTACGGCTCATGCAGCGCTACTCCCGTGTTCATTACTAATGTTTATCAGGTATTCAGCCCACTCTTTAAGATTCTCAGGTTCTTTAAGCATTGGCTCTAATCGCTTGGCTAATTGCTCATAACTTTCGTTACCTACGGAATATTTAGCGAACTCCGGTAACCTGGATAACTTGCTTGCAAAGAATCGAATTTGTTTGTCTGTCAACGTCCCCTTGGATTTAGCCGGTTGCTTCTGGAACGTTTGAGATGAGTTTTTCAGACGATCCTGTTTTACTTTTGCTTCAAGTAACCAGTTTGCAAAGTGATAAATCATGAGTTCATCACACATGCTCTTTTCAGCATTGAACAATTCAAACGCTCTTAGCTCACGGTTGAACCAAGTTGATGAGATGATTTCATTCGTATCAATCTCAGGATTTGCTTGAGCAATTTCCAAACTCAATTTTTTTGAACAAAGCCAATGGTTTTTATTTATAGATTCTATTGGGAGATTCCTTGATAGGTTCTGTACCCCAAAATTGGGGGAGGTCGCCCCCCCAATTTTGGGTGAAGTACCTATACCGTTTTTGGTACCTATACCGTTTTTGGGTGGAGTAGCCCCACCGTTTTTGGGTGAGGTTAACGCTTCATCTTCCCTTCCCATTACTCCAATAAGTTGATAAACCTTTACCCCATTTCCTTTAATTTTACCTGTCCACTTAATAAGAGATTTTCCCTCTAACTCATCAAGTACTTTGCCTATTGTTTTAACATTTGCATGCGTATCTTTAGCCATACGTTTTTGGCTTGGAAAACATGTATGGTCTTCTCCTGCTCGGTCAGCTAATGCCAATAGAACCAATCTCTGCATTGAAGAATCCACATTTGCCTTCCATGCCCAAATAGTTGCGTCAATACTCATGCAGCCGCCCCTTCGTAAATAAATGGGTTATTAGCACGAGCAATTGCGGCCATTGGATATGGTGAAACGCTGTTACCGCACATGTGGACTTGATCTGTTTTGGTCAATAACTTTCCATCATGCCCATATTCAATGATGTAAGAATCTGGGAAACCTTGCCCTCTATAAAGCTCACGCGGCTTTAACATGCGAATGCAAATATCGACAATTACCCATGGTTCTCCCTTAATCCAGACCGTCACCAGTGCAAGCCGGTCTTTTGTGGTAATAGTGTCCAGTGGTGCAGCAATATCCCGGGCATCTCCATTGCCATAAAAATTGACAAAAAAGGCTGCTACTTTTAATGCTCCCTCAAGGTTTTCCTGACTTAGTTGAGCAGTGATAAGTTGTTGTTGACTACCAGTATTGGTAATTGTTGAAAGTGGGTCCAATAGATCACGGCCATCAGTTGTATTAAAACCACCGTTCGCCTGCATCATATAAGCTGAAACAAGATTTCGACTTGAACCTGAGGCTGTAATTGTTCCAAGCGGATTAAGGATATCATCACAGCCAGCGCTCCAACGTGGGTTCTCTGGAGTACCTTCACCATGTCCGGCATGAATTAAATATGGAGAAACTACAGCATGATGACCGCCCTTCACTTGTGCGCAGATCGTTGTTAGAGGCTGATCTACTGACCAATTCCTTTGCTGTGAAGCATTTGCAAACTCGGTTAAATACGGCGCTAAAATAGGGCTTACCAACGAACTATGACCACCGTAGCCCGCCGTAGTTGTAGCCAATGGCTCTCTAATGTCATGGCCAAAGCTTGTACGGAAATCTCGACCAATATATGACGCTGCAGAATTCACCAAAAATGGATTATCAGAATCAATAACAAACTTTTTTAGACCACGGGCTATTCGTTTCAATGTCGCATCTGCCAATGGTTTTGGGCGATCAAAAATAGACTTTCCTAAATCAGAAAAATCAATTACCTCTGCAGCGGCACGCCATGTCGGATTTTTCTTTGTGGCCTTGGTAACTTTGGATTTTTTTACATGGGTCGGTTCTGGCCAGATAATTGGATTACCATCACAACGAGCAACTACAAACAAACGTTCGCGTGTTGTCGGTGCACCATAATCAGCGGCACATATAACTTTCCATTCAACTACATAGCCAAGATTTTCCAAACTTCTAACAAAATGGCGCCAAGATTTTCCCTTTTTCTTTAAATTTGGTACCAAGAACTGATTGTGTCTAGGCACACGTTCACCAGGCTCTGCAACGCGGTACTGTTTCTTACCATTCACTTCAATTCTATCGAGCGTGATAACTCGACCGGTTGCCTTGTCCTTCTTTGCGACCAGTGGGCACCAATTTAAGATTTGCTTTACGTTTTCAAGACTGATCACATCCGGGCGAACTTTACCGGCCACTTTAAGAACAACCCAGGAAAGATCTCGGATCTCCTTCTTCCGTGGTTGACCACCTGCAGCTTGTGAGTGATGTGTACAGTCTGGGCTTGCATGAAACCAGCCAACCGGATAACCAGCACAGATTTCCACTGGATCAACAGCAAATACATCATTGATGTAATGTTTAGCATGAGGGTGATTTGCTTCATGCATTGATAGGGCTTTCGGATTGTGGTTTACAGCTGCAAAGACACTGCGATTTAATCCCATCTCTAATCCGGTTGACGCTCCACCACCGCCTGCAAAGAAGTCAACAATAATTTTCTGTTTGAAATTCAGCGCATATTGCGTTTTAAACCGAGTTGAGCAATCTACAAAACTTGACATCTTGCTTAAACCTCTTCCGGGAATTTAATAAATCTTCCAAAACAGAAAATTTTTCCAGATCGATTTAAGCTCGCAATCAACTCACCAGCTGCTTGAATAGACATTCGGTGATCAGATACCAATGCTTCAATTAATTCACTATTCATGACAGCAGCATTCTTAACATCACCGTTGACTTTTCTTAAATTATTTTCACGGACTAGAATCAATCGGCCTAAAGCATTTAGACCGGGGGTATGCATTGATGAGATGTAAGCTTTAAAACGAACAATTGCTGCTTCTCTCGAAGCAACAAAATCACGATTGTTTGAGCCGTAATGATTTGATATATTTGACATGTTCAATGATCTCGCTGATTAATGAATGAAATAAAAGCTTTAGTTGTTCCAGCAACTAAGGCTTTTTTTTATACAAGTCTGGTCGAAGTTGAAATCGAGAAATAAGCTTCTGAAGTGATTCAAGGTCAAGTACCCTCTCTGCTGGGCATCTAAATTTTTTCCATTTCTGTACCGCCTGAGGGGTAAGAGGCTTTTCAGGGTTATTAGCAGTAATTTTTCTTGAGACTAAAGAAGCCCCGCCCGCTGCATCTATTGCAAGGGCAGCTGCTTCACAAGGTTTTAATTGACTCATATCTGTAACCTACAATTTAAACTACAACTATAAGTTACAACCATATCTATTTTTTTTCAACTTAAATTTGCAGTGCAGTTGAAACCAAAAGTTGTAATAATAAGGAAATTACAAATTTCAGCGTACAGGCAATTAAAATGTCAAACGAACAAAATAAATTAGGGGATCGAGTTGCTTTACTACGTAACAAGATGGAGATTAGTCAATCAGAATTAGCACGCAGAATTGGTAAACAGCCCCAAACTATCCAGAAAATCGAAAAAGGCGGTAACGCGAGAGGAGCAACCCTCGAAGCTTTAGCGAAAGTGCTAAATACTTCAAAAACCTATCTTTTAGTTGGCGATAGTGCGACACAAATTGACGTCACCCATACAGACCCGTCTGCATTAAAGTATGGTTTACTTGTAGAATGGCGTCACATTGGTCTCACTATTGATGAGATTAGAAATAGGAATTTAGTGTTAGATAATATCGCCTTAATTCAAGATAACTTGGATGGAGATATTGTCTGTGCAGTAATTGAAGACGGTGACTGGATGAATTTATTAGACAACACAATTGCCTATGTAAAAAGAGACATTGAACTTAATGATGTTAAACATGACTCTTTAATAGTCCTTAATGTTAACGATAAATGCATTATTCGTAAGTTAGTTATAGATGGGGATAAAAAGATTGCTATCTCTACAAATAAAAACTTGCCTAAAAGTGAGTATGAGGTAACGGCTGAGAATTTTATCGGTGTGGTTAAAGGGTTATATATGTCAGTTTAATTCAGTTACAACTTTTAAGAACGCTTTATGCGTTCTTTTTTTTTGAACACCTACAACTTAAAGTTGTAATATTTTAAAATTGAGCCTTGATTTTTGTAACCTTTAGTTGTAACTTATAGTTGTAGCTTGAAATATAGCATAAAAAAAGCCCCGGAATCTTGGCGGATCGACGGGGCTTCTTACAAACAACGAGGCAATTATGGAACAGAATCCAGCTTTAGACAACCCGGTCTTTAACTTCAAAAAAGCATTAGGCTCAATTGTAGCCATTTCAACTTTGGCAGTAAGTGTAACTGCACTATCGATTTTAGATAATGAGTATCTATTAAATCCCCCTGCTGAGCTTTATGGCAATTCTCAGTCTGCTTATGCACTTATCGACGTAAAAATCACTTCAACTGATGCGGGTAATGCCATCATCAATCTGAATGGCCAACGTGTATATGTCACTTTTGATTTTGACCGTGTACCAGATTACAACGGTGTGCTGGGTGGTGACACCACAGCAATCGATATCAAAGAATTAAAAGAGATTCGTGTTATAGATCGCCACGGCAAAGAAGTACGCGATAACACAACTTTTGATGATCATAGAAATATGATTTCAATCATTACCGCACACGTATATGCAAACCATATGGCTGAGGTGTGATCATGAGCAAATCAGCAAATAATTCTTTCAGCGCATACATGGGCAAACATGACGGATCTTATTTGGTTCGTCTGGGCAGCAAGATTTACTCAGCAAAACTAAGCCTTAATTTCACCCCCGATTTTGATAATGATTTCGCGGGCGGCGCTCAAGAACTGCCATTTAACTGGTATTCAGTCCGTGTTCAAGATAATCCGCATTCGGACTTTCGCCCGGTAACAACCGAGGAGCTTTCCAGAGATTGGTTTAAGCCCGCATTCAAACGAATCGTTAATTACCAGCGTACATTAGAGCGCTCGGCCCGTAACAGCCAAATATCACGTTATAGCGCAAATCAGCGTATTGCTTATAAGAACGGTCGATAAGGGAGCGAAGCTATGTCAAATACAAATATTGATGCGTTACGCGTTATTCAAACCGAACTTAAAGCACCAAAGAGCAAATTCAACAAATTTGGTAAATTTCATTACCGTAGTCTGGAAGATATCTTGGAAGGGGTAAAACCACTCTTACAGAAATACGGCGCTACCCTTGTGGTGACTGATGAAGTGCAACAGATCGGGCCGGTTGTTGTGGTCACGGCTAAAGCTGTCTTTACCGATGATCAGGGTAAACAAACTGTGACTACCGCACATGCCGGTGTAGAACTCGATAAAAAAGGAATGGATGTGGCCCAGACTTTTGGTGCATCCAGCTCTTATGCGCGTAAATACGCATTGAATGGCCTATTCCTGATTGATGACACTCAGGATGCCGATACGGATGCTTTCCATCAACAGACCAATGCACCGGCGCAAAATAACCAGCAGAATGCTCTTGTTCAAAATCAGCAGCGTAGCCAGAACCAGCCACCGGCACAGCAACAGCAGTCCCAGCAGCAAAACCAGATGGCTCCGGCCAATGCTGCACAGCAATTGACTCAGGAATTTCAGCAGGCCTTAAATGCAATTCATCATGCAGATAAGGAAGCCGATCTGGGCGTGATCTACAAGCAGTTTAAAGGCACCCGCTACGAACCTCAGATTGTGAAGGCCTGCAAAGCAAAAAAGGACATGGAGGGTTGGAGTGCGTAAAAACCTACATCTTTAAGTATGTGGCCAAGCTTCACGGCAAAGGCAGCTTACGAGGACGTGTAGAAGCTACGACAGCTCTCCAGGCAAAACGCCAGGTAATGTTAGGCAATGAGTTGATCAAGGATGTCTCAGTCTCCTTGTTAACCAATCAAAAGGCTGCCCGGAAACAGGCTTTTGAAAAGTTGAACACAGCATTGCCGGCTTAAAACTTTAAACATCAAAAATCAAAGCGAACGAATTGTGCAGATTGCATTCACAGCCTTTCATTCAGGGCTGTACGAAAGGATATGAGGTAAATTTTATGTCTTGCTTGTTTCAAGTCTCTGACATTCCTAACCAACACAGCCAGATGGATCACCAGAAGCCCACTATAAAAACTTATATCTGGTCGTATGAAGCAACCACGGTACGTGGTCTGGGCAAAGTTAAGGGGCGTGTCGAAGCGCCCAACGGGTACGAAGCACAAATCGTGGTTAAGCAGTCAAATTTAATGATCAATTCAATTTCTGTTAAATTGCTTAAAAATCAAGATCAGGCACGCAAAGAGAAGTTTATTAAGTACACGGGTATTCAATCATGAACGTAATTATTGAAGATGCAGCGATTAATTATTGCAAGATCAAGCCTGAAGTTCCTCAGCCCGTGAAGCGCATTCCAGATCCCCTTGTCTTTCCATTTTCGGTTTTTATGCAAAATGGCGGATACTCTATTAGCCCGGCAAAAGATGGCGTTTCTTTTAAAAAAGGAAAATATACCGGGAAAATTAAAGGTTCCTGGAGCGTACGCGCAGACTTTTACGAGATGAACGAACATTGTATAAATCGGTTCAAAATGTTTACTGAACTATATTTAAAAGGCGGTAAGAAATTTATTGAGGACCTCACCCAGCAAGGGTTTGCTCGCCTGCCGCCTCATATGCGGGATCAGACATTTTTGACGGGGGTTGTATGAACATTGAAAAAGAAAGAGAGGTTTTCTCAAACTGGCATGAGTCAGAATATGGAGAGCATGTAACGTGGTGGGATGGAGTGCCGGCAAGCCACATTCATAATGATCGTTGGTGCGGCTGGAAGGCAGCCAAAGTCCAGGCGATGCCAGAGGATTATATCCTGATCCCTAAAAGCCCCATCAAAGAAATTACATTATGGCTACTTTGCCAAAAAGACATTGGTGACAACTTATCACAAGCCGAATATTTCTATGCAGAGTTAGTTGAAAAGTTTGTTGAAGCAAAAGCGGATGCGGAGGATAACTGA